TCAGCCAGTTAAAAGAGTTAAGTGTGGCTTTTGGCTGGCTTCATTCTTCGGCTGTGTCGAAATTGTGACGTGCTCACTATATTTGGTTAAATGTTGACCGCTAAAGTGAGCATATTTCTGAACCATTTCTAATGTCTCCCATCCTCCCATTTCTTTTAACACCATTAACGGAGTTCCACTTTGTGCGTGCCAACTTGCCCATGTATGCCTGAGGTCGTGAAAAGTGAAATCCGTTATGCCAGAATCGATCAAAGCCTGATAGTAGCACTCTCGATAATAACCCTTTCTTCTTTTTCCGTTGTTTGAAAAAACATAATCACCATCCTTTGGTATTTCTGTTAGTATTTCAACGGAAGCGTCATTTAGAGGCACTGGTCTGGCTCTCCCTGATTTCGCGTTATCAGCAGTAACGTGAGCAACCCTTCTAGCTAAATTAACACTCTTCCATTTTAATGATAATATTTCATTTTTACGCATTCCTGTAAGCAATGCGATTGCTACGAAATCCCTCATCCACTTAACTTTAATGTTTGATAGGAGCAGCTCTGCCTCCCATTTCTCCAGCCACCGAACCCTTACGGTAGGCTCTTTCATTCGTGGGATGTATGTTGACCGAGCCAGCCATCCCATCTTGTGAGCTAGTGAAAATGCACGCATAATAAAAGAACGATATCTATTCTGTGTTGCGTTGGATAGCTTTCTCTTTGTTTTTGGGTTATACAGTGGCAATGAGTTGGCTATTTCATCACTGGTTATTGTAGATATTTTCCTTCCTTTAAATACACGCTGGAAATATTCAGCGTAGGCAAGTTTTGTAGGAAATGACGCTTGTCCTTCGGCATCTTTTAAAGCCAGTAACATCATTTCCTCAAACGACCTATCTGGCATCCTGTCCAGTTTTTCCATTTGCCATAGGTCATGTTTTAACTTGTCATGATACTCTTGGGCTTTGACTTTGTCCTCCGTGCCAGCAGATTTTCTAATTCTTTCTCCGCTTGGTGCTGTAACGTCAACCCAGTATTTCTTACCTCTTTTGTAGATCGGCATGTTTTCCTCCCACTACCGACTACAGCCAGCCGATAGACATTATTATCGTTAAACTGTGCCTGTTCAAACTTTTTCAGGCTTTCCTTGTTTGCTCTCCATGAGCCACCGACCCTGAACATGTAATATTTAGCAGGGTTGCGGTATACCGTTGAAGATGACAGCCGGATCATCGATGCGTATTCTTTTATTGTATAAAGAGAGTCATCCACTATTAATCTCCTTATCGATAGAGTTGACGTAATAAGTCAACCACATAATCGGTGGGAATTTCTTGTGTTTTTCGCTGAGTGTTAATTGAAACTTCGGAAGGTAATCTTTAAGTATTGCCGCGCTTTGTTTATCGCTGAGTTTTTTGAGTTGCTTTAATTTGTCTCTGCATTCCCTTGCTATCTTTCGGCGTCCGTTTTCAAGCGTTACATCATCCATTCTTCCTTCTATATTTCTCATCATCATCCCCACAATCTTTACTGCAATATGCGCTATTTGGTTTTGCTGGCATTTCTTCACACCAGATGCACATTCCGTTTATTGATTTAGTTACTGGTTGGCGATTTGATAATGCGGCTTGAATTCTTAATTCGTTGAGTTCGTTTGCTGAGTCGATAATGTCCATAATTCACCTATGCTATTTTCAATACGTTATTAAATTGAATATTGCTTTCCACCTGATCCCCGAATACATCCCAATCGCCAAATTTTTCACGAGCGAATAATTCGATGCGTGGCACGTCTCCATATAGTTCCTCTAACCTGTGATGTACTTCCTTTGGCTTTTCACTATGATCACCAAGGCATGAGTAAACAACTTGTCGAACACTGGCGGACTGACGTGGTAGACCATTACCACGAACAGCTATCAGGCATATTTCTGCATTTGCACGAGTGTAATTACCACCATTAATTTTCGTTTCGTTATTTAAAATATCCATATAATCGTAGGCATCGAATAGCTCACCGTTTTGTATTTGCTTTGTTATTCTTTCCATTGCCAATTTATTTAATTTAACCCACACGAAACCAAGCATAGTTTTAACTTTAAATCCCCATGCTTCGGATAGCTTAATTGCTTCAAGTGCAAAATTACCCGTGTACCACATGCACAGTACGGAGTTTTCAGAGGCTATAGTTTCTATGGGTAATCTGGATAGGGAATATAAGTCGGTAGTATTGTAATGATTGGTTGCCGCTCCGTTTGATGCTTTATTATTATATTGCCAAGGCGGGTCAGCGAGAATTAAGTCATACTTTTTCATTCTCCGCATCCTTCATCATTAAGAACACTTCCATAGCGGCGCGATATAGGTTTTTATTTACTGAGTAAATATCATGATAAAAAAGAGATTCAGAAATCCACTCGTCGCTATCGTATCTTGGTGACAAAGTTAATTTATTCTCAATAATAATCGGCATTGCATCGGCTGGGTTGTTGCAGTAATCAACACGGCTAAAATACCTACGCATATCCTTATCTTTTAGTGACTCTTTCCCATATAGATTAATAAAAACCTTTACATTAATCTCAGCGTCAGATAGTTCGGTGTATTTATTCATTGATTAACTCCAGATTGTATGGTTTAAACGCATGTTCAGAACCTTCTAATTCACAGAATACATAAAGAGAATGAACAAAAGTTACAGTAAATATTTTGTCTTTATTGTTAATGTATTTACTTGATTGCTTCAACCTAACCTTATCGCCGACTTTAAATTTCATTCTATTTTCTCCATCTTATCCCAGCCCAATAATTCAGCGGCGGCATTAAAGTTATCGACATAATAGTTGTAAACCCTATTCCAACGAGTGCCCACTGTGTCGTAATAACCTTTATACCCCTGCATGAATTCTAATATTTTTGATTGATACTCAGATGCTAATTCCTCTAGCAAATCTTTTGGAACTTGAATTAGTTCACTTTCCACGAATTACCTCACCACATTTAATTTCAACATCCCGCACCTGCATTATTTGCATTGCACGGCTCTCGCATTCTTGCTGTGTGTACAATGTATCGGTTACAGGCGTAACATATCCCTGTCAAATTAATAACAGTACAAATAGCTTCATTATTATTTAATCCAATCGATATAGTGGGATATTTATTTTTTCAGTTCTTTCTTCATTAAGATGTGTATATCCATATTCTCTGATGTTATCAAAACTGCTTTCCATTATATAACCAACAGGCTCTACATCTTTTAGCTCATTAATCCTGTCATTCATTTTAAGTACATTGCAACTATCGTCATTTGGAATGCTTTCCACTCCGTGTAATACAAAGTTATTTAATATATTCTGCAATAAAGAATACTCTTCGTCATTTAAGGTAAGTAGCTTCATTTTATTTTCACTCCCAATCTTCTTTAATTAATTGCTTACCTTTATCGGTTAATTCAAGAGTTCGACCAGTATCAATTCCGTAGCCTAAATTATCTAAAAACTCGCAAGCATTCTCGCCAGCCGACATAAATAAATGGTCATTATTTGCGTATTGCTGGAAAACTAGAATTAAATGCTTAATGGCTTCGTCGCGTTCTTTTTCTAAACTCTCGCGTGATAGCTTCCAAAATTCCCATGCGGTATCTTTAATTAGGAAATCAGTCAAACTATCGGTTTGATTAGGATGCTCTTTGCTAAATACTTCTTCAAATTGCTGCCTTGATTTATCCATGCTTACTCCTGAATTTTAGGTATTAAAAACCCTGCTAGTGCAGGGTGTTTGGTATATTTGTTAATTGATTATTTTATGTAGCCACCTTTACCATCTAATAACCCTGATGACTTTTCTATAAATTCTTCTCTTGTTGGCTTTTTAGTTTCATACGCTACTTTGTAATCAAAACCTTCTATATCAAATGAAGTTTCATTATATTTATTGACTACGATTTGGTCTGCCTTACCATATGATGGGTGGCCTTTTACTTTGGGGGGCTTGTTTAGATGGGTTATAGGCTTGAATTCTCCACTATCTTTAATTAGCAAATACTTCATCACACTCTCCTTATAATTGAGAGTTTACTATACCATCTAAAATTTAGTTAAGTAGTGATAATCGTTCAATTCTGCGAAACTCAATCACCCAAACCCATTCGTTATTCATCCAGCTATCAATTCCGTATATATCCATCCATACTTGAGCGAACCACGAACGAGAAAAGTCAGGGAAACCATATTCACGCGACACAATATCAATAGACAGGTGGCTTGGTGGCGAACCTTCTTTCATTGCGTCTTGCTGCGATATCTCCTGTACTTGCTGAACCCAAACATCAGTAATTTCAATTCTCCCTTTGATAGTACCGTCTTTGTCTGCAATGTTAATGATGTCGCCAATTTGTCCGTATGGGCAATTATTGGCTAGAGTGTGACCCGGTACAGCTGGCATTGATTTGCTATTCTTCCCCCATCCTGCACCGTAGACCTCCCACCAATTGCCATTCAATACAGGCTGTACTTTCATCGGTCTACGTGTCTGTGTTTTTCTGCCATCCATGACAGCCGCTAACATTGCATCGTTAAACTTGATTCTGTCTTTCATATTCATCCCTCTTATTGCATATATTTAATCGCTAGGATTAAAACTTTTCATGGCAAATGCCTATTTACCTTCTACACTTAAGCCGAAAGAGCAGTTACAAGCTGTGCAACTTTCGCCGACCTCCCTGTGTCGGCATTTTTTTATTCATTGCATCCCTGCGAGTTATGCTTAATCACTATCTCTGCATCTTCAATGGTGTCGAATAGACCAGCCTCATATCCACAATTAAGGCATTGAATTATGAAACCGTATGTATTTGACGCTTGATCATGAGATTGGATTATTTTTGTTTCATCCCCGCAATCATGACATGTGTATTTTATGGTCATATCTATCTCCTGTTTGCATCCTTGCACTGAGTCCGTTGGTTAAATCACATAAATAGCGTGGCGTGGGTAGGGGAGTCCGATAGGGGCAAAGGGGATGTCATCCTCCCATTCCCCGTCTGGATTTTGCTTGCTCCAATCTGCGGGCTGCGCTTGCTGTGGCTGCTGAGGCTGTCGCGCTGGTTGCTGAGGCTGCCCCCAACCGCTTTGACCACCTTGGCTTTGGCCTGATGATTCGCCACCACGTCCGCCTAACATTTGCATTTTCCCATCAATGCCAACGATAACTTCCGTAATGTATTTATCTTGCCCGTCATTACCTTGATACTTACGAGTGCGCATTTTTCCTTCAATGTATACCTGGCTGCCTTTTTTCAGGTATTGGCCTGCCACCTCTGCCAGCTTTCCTTGTATGACAATGTTGTGCCAATCAGTGCGCTCTCGTTTCTCACCTGTGTTTTTATCTTTCCACGTTTCGCTTGTAGCAACCGAAAAATTAGCAAATGCGGTTCCGTTTGGTGAATACCTCACGATCGGATCATCGCCTAAACTTCCTAGAATGATGGATTTATTGACGCCTCTTTCAGCCATTTACGCCGCCTCTTGTTTAGTTAGCTCTTCTTTTCTTAGCTCATATATCTTCTGAGCTTCCGCTTGTTCCGGTGTATCCCTGAGCGCTTTATATGCCTCACCAAACGCATTTTTAAGTACATCCATGTCTTGTGCTTCCATTGCAATATCAGTGAAGTGTGATAAATCCACCTCAGCTTTGGTGCGCCCATCATTAAGCCAATCCATTAGCTTTTTGCCCGTTGATTCATTTAACTGGGTGACTTCGGTGTTGCTGAACAATCCTGTTCTATCCTTGCTTGCCATTGCTGTGTGCGTTTCATGATTCAAGTCTAGAACAGTAGTAAATTCATACTCAACTCCGTCCCGTTGCTCTGGCTTCATGCCTAGCTTGTCTACGCCTTTCTTGCCGTTACCTTTATCAACTTGAGCGGTTTCCGTTTTACTTCTCATTGTTGCGATGATGTGCAGGTCAGAACGTAGAATTGCGTCGAGAAAGGCGTTGTGACGAGGCGTGATATCGCTCCATGCTGACCACGTATTGCCTCGATACTTGGCCTTTGCTATACCGTCCAGTAATTCAAGACACCCACCTGATCCGCTCCATTCATGGGTGATGCTGTCGATTATTAAATTGTCGTAGCCAGCTTCCTGCGCAGCTCCGATGGCTTCAATAAATCGCTCTGGTGTGAATGGCGGGTCTAGTTCTAATACATCAAAATTAAATCGGTCAGAGTAGAGTGAGGCGCTTCCCTTCTCTGTGTCTATCACGGCTGTTTTTCCGCCAAGTCCTTTGGCTATTTCCAGTGCTCCGTATGTTTTACCTGAGCCACTAGGGCCAGTTAATGCAAGTCGTAGCTTTGCTTTTTTCCGCAACGCTTTTGCAAATTTCATAATTACCTCCGAAATTAGTCTCCCATGTATCTACCTTCACCATACCCATACCCACCTGAGCTAATTCCTTTAGCTAAATATTTTGCGTATTGAAGTTGTTTTTCAGTGATCCGTTGCTGTTCTATGTGAGCGGGTAGAGGGGGGTAGTGCTTGGACATGGTTAAATTTGATAGCCAAACTTTTTTTGCTTCAAGTTGCTCTCCTGAGCTGTTAATACCTTGTGGCATTCCTTGCCTAGATAACCCCATATCTTTTAGTGCAAATTGAAGCGCAGCATCAAAAACTTTTATGTGATGGGAAGCACCTAACTAGATACTCACCCATAATCCCCCCTCATCCAACGTGTAGGTGATGGCTGTTGTTTAATTCCTAGAGAATCATTGATGTACCACTGCTCCTCTTCCTCGCGCTCCTTGCGTCTCTTCTCGGCATCCTGCCTTTGCTTGAGTTCATACTCTGAAATTCTCATGCTGCCACCTTACCTTTGCTCCTGATGTGTTCGACAATCCATTGCCCGTCGCCTGCTGCTATGGCTTCATCAATAAACCCAGCAAGCTGCCCATTTTCCTTAATGTTTTCGTAGCGTTCTTTTTCCGTGAACTGTAGCTTGCTTATAATTGTTCCGTAATCACCGTCTATGCGCTTGATGTCATTTCCGTTGACACAAGTAATAATTGTTCCTGATGAGGAGTGGTCGCATCCAAAAGTTGACAATAAAAGCTGTATGCATTTATTCATAAGTCACCTCACCAAAGCAGGAAGTAATAGAAATGCGAATATTGCTATAACTGCCAGACAAAACCCTGATGTTGGCTTATTTCTAACTGCTTGAGGTTTAACTGGTTTAACCATGCAAACGTCTCGCATTGCACGGCTGTATTTGTTTTTTGATTGCATGATTAATCCTCACTTATCGATTGATAGCGATTGTTATTTAGGTTCTGGTGTTGGTGCGGTGGGTTACTGCTAACCTAGGGCTTTTGCGATTGCCGCTCTGGCTTTATTCATCATCTTTTCGTGTTTAACTGGAGCGCTTTCACCAGCGTCTATCTCATATCTCACCATTGCTGAAACTAGCTCTCTAAGGGATTCTAATAACTCTGGTGCTGCTGCGATTAGATGGGCGTTAGCACCCATGGGTGATAGTTCATCAGAGTCACCTACAAAACCGATATACTGCCCATCGTTACCGACTATAGAGTAACCGATACAGTTTGGTCTTTTGTCATGACATCGCCACGGCGCTGGACTATGCTTAAATCTCATATTCCTCCCTAGCCTTTAACATTGCATCTGCCATTCTGTAATATAATTCAGCGGCACTAAGCAATAGCTCATCTGAACAAAGGGGTGGGTAGTATCCACAATCTTCACCTTGTGACGCCCAATCACCTTGCATAGCCTTAGCAGCGAAATAGTCTCGCAATGACATGCCTTCCTGCGCTACAAATTGCATATCTGGATGTCCACTTGCAGGAAAAGCCGCTCCACCTGTTTTATCTTCCATACTCCCTCCGTTATTCCCTATAGATACTCAAGTTCCCAAGTGGGGTGATAAATATCAGCATAATCATCGCCATCCATTTTTATTTTTAGATTCCCTGCATGGGTTCCAACTATTGTTCCTTCTTTTGAGCCATTACCGAAGGTATATCGAACACGGTCACCTTTTTTAATGTTTAAGCCGTAAGTCTCATTTATGTAATCGAACATATCTCTATCTCCTATCTATTAACCAACTCAATCTATTTTTTGAAACTCAATTTCTTCCAGCTCATCAGAGTCAAGATAGTTATCATCACTACATGAAAAACCATACTTGTAGGCTATACCTGCTAGCTGATAGTCGATTTCACTATTTGTCATATCTGAGTTAATCAACTGATGATATTTATCGAAGTCTTCAATGCTCATTTCCACGTTTTTGCAATACCTGACTCGATGCTCACCTGTTATTTGTACATTTACTGTTCCTGCCATTTATATCTCCTATCTATTAATCAACTCACCACAGCCCACAGAATAGGCTCTGATTAGTTGCCTAGATATCGCTCTAGGCTGCGGGTCTCACAGACCATGGCACCTGCATATTTAATTTATTTAGATAAGTTAAATTTAATCACTACATAAATCCTCCGATTCAAACGGTGCTTTTTATTAGGCGAGCACCGATTTATCGCCCTTAGTTTATTGTCTAAAAAAGCTATCTCACCACAGCCCACCTTGATGGACTGTAATTAGTTAACTAAATGGTTTTCTTGGCTGAAAGTTAAATCTATGCCAACCGTCGGTTAGCTCTATCTCTGCGTATCCGTCATTGCCTTTATGGTCTGCTATTCCAAGTTCTACAGCATATGAGTGTAGATTGTGACGACGTTTTACTTGCTCCATACTTATCCAGTTCAGATCTGAGTTGTGTTTCTGTGCTTTCTTTGGTGTCAATTCCAAGCTGTTAACGGCACTTAATTTTTGCTGGCGAATAATGTCTTTTTTCATGTCTCGCAAGATGCTAATCATGCGGTCTATGCGTTCAATGTCGTTCATCTTTAACCTCTCGCCGTCACCCCGAACTCACTGCTCGGCTGCTTTGTTTTAACTCCTGAAAATACTGCTACATTAGGTAAGCAACAGTTGTCTCCACTTGGATAATGCTTTGTTGGTTTGAGAGAGAGTACGGGGCGTTCTTTCTTTTCAACGCCAAATATTGAATCCCAAATTTCTTCCACTGAGCGACTTCTCATAGCTATCTTTCGAGCCAAAAACTCACCTTGCTTTCTGCGTCTGCGAATTTTTGAGTTCTCTTTAAAAATTATTGTTGCCATATTTGCCTCCTAAGTGATCTTTGGTGGTGATGCCGGATGCCTCCGGTAGCTGTCTTTCGCCCACAAGGCGACTGCTTGTCTTTTCGACCATCACCCCAAAAACCACTCAGTGGTTGCTCTGAAAATTTATTCTGAGCGTTCCTAATTGTTAAAGAACTAAATCCGTTTACCTTTGGCTCCTTGCCTTTGATGAGTTAAATGTATACGAATCGTAGATGGTTGTAAATACAAAATGTAGACTTTATTTGTGCTATGGTGTCAACTATTTGTATTTTCAGGCAATTTATTTTCAAAAAAATCTCAGATTGGAATGCAGATCACTTCTTTGGAGGGGATAGGACACAAAAAAGCCCTCGCGGGGAGGGCTGGGTGGGTTATTCTTTGTTTAGCTCATCAAATAAATCTTGATTTAGCTTTTGCACATCTAAGAAGTTGATTATAAAAAACAATATAGAGAATGCAACAAATAAACACATAGTCATGTGGTAGTTAAGTACAATGCCAAATGAGAATGCGTTAAATAATTCTATGTCGTCCTTTGGCGTGTAAAGGGTGATAATTGTAGCTATCGTTGATAATGAGAAGTAAAACAAAAAAGAGTTACGTACAGAGTTTAAGTTTTTTCTTATTTCAATTATATAAGACTTATTTTTAACCCCATTCATATTAAAAGTAACAATTAAACCCAACCCAATTGAAAACATGATTCCAGACACTGTATACAATGTAGATATTAAAGACGGATCTGGTCTTACGCTCATCACAGATGAAGCGAACAATGAGATAATGATAATGATAAAAACATTAATTATTCTTTTCATTTTTTTCGAGTTCTGATATGAAACGCCTCATTTCTTGGAATAATTGTGGCTCGGACAACTTTCCTGAGTTGGTTTTTTCTACTTTAACCTCTTTTATTCTAATTAGGTCTTTCCCTTTTATTTCTGTTGGACCATTTCTTCTCTTAAAAGAAATGTTATCAAGTTCACTAACTGGCTTCAGTGTAGCACCAATTATGGACTCATAATCTTTATCAGTCATTTCTTTGGGCTTTTTCTTCAATTTTAATACTAGTTCTGCTGAAATCAATTGATTTAACTGCATGTCACTGAATTTATCAGCTTCCTTTATTAACCCTCTAATTACATCAACTGAGAGTTTTGATAATCGCACAGCTTTCTCGAACGATCTAGTTATTGCATTTTTATTATCGGATACTGAATTTTCAGGTGCATCTTCCGAAGCCCCTACTGATGGGTCCCTCATTATAATAGATCTTATATCTTCAATCTTTGTTTTATTAGTCATATCAATTACTGGGGTTAACGATATGGCATCATTTTTCGTTAACCATCGCAAATAGGTTTGCAGACTAATTATTGTTCTATTTATTGGTTGGTTCGTAACTAAAAAATTGTCACTTGCGACTAAATAATGATACTCCTTACATATTGCTGCTGTTTCTATGGTCTCTGAACCAAGCTCTTCTAGAGTGAATTTTTTCTTTGCAAATAGTTCTTTAGTGACATGTTCAGCCTGATCACCTGGTGCAATTTTCATGAAAGTGCAACAGATAAATTCACCTGCATGTGACAGGTAGTTTGAAATGAGATATTGCTCCTTTTCTGGATCGTCAGCGCTTACTCTCATACATCTATCTTCGACGCTTTCACTACCATCCAAGGCTCCCACAACACATGAGAAAAGATTAGATGATGACTTCGATACTGAATTATTCTCAACTTTAAATGCTTTGAGTTTTATATCTTTCATTTTTACTTGTGTATCTTTTTCAACAATCTCAGTTTTTTTACTTGTCATACCTTATCTCATTATTGTTTATTGTATTCTACTGTAAATATTGAGCTATGGAGTGAATTCAACCACACCCTAAAACGCGTCGTCATCCAAAGAAGCAGCCACGGGCATCATCTTCAACGAGCCTAATGGCGTCAGAAAAACTGCCTAGCATTATTTCATCGTAGTTGTGCCAGTTGCTGTCTTTATCCATCCAAAACAGAGACCAAGAGCTGTTAGATTTGTCATGTGTAATTTTTGCTATCGGCTCTTGGGCTTGCCCGTCACTCCAAGTAAGGCGTCTTACTTCAAATATGACAACGGAGTCATCTTCAATGCTATAGCTTAAATCCAGCTCATCCCTTAGGTGTTCAGCAGGTCGGCGTTTTTCCATGAAAAACTCCATACACCGCTTAATGTTAGCTATCTCAATGTCGTTAAATGCCATGCATTCTCCTAAAACGTGTTGTCACTCTGCATTGAAAACCGAAATCCAAGCAAAAGATTCTTCTGCAAACTGTAATACTGCTCCAACTGCTAGCGCTATTATTAACATAACAATCAGCAGCTTATTTTTACTGATGAGTTCTAATAATCTTTTCATATCGAACCCTCACTAATTATCAAATGTAATCAGCAACAATAGAATGATATCCAGCACCGCTATAATAACTAGCAGTATCATTATGTTAGCGTTGGATATCAGCTCTAGCAGTCTTTTCATTTAAAACGTGTCGTCAGGCCATTGTGACTTGATTACCTTACCTATGATTGTGCAGCTCCCGTTAATAGGGATCAGGTCATAGCGTGGGTTTAATGGCTCTAGATACTCAACTCCACCTTCTCTAATCAATCGTTTGAATGTGAACTCATCGTTCATCATGCGAGCTATACAGAAGTCACCAAAGTTAACATCCTGCTCAGGGTCAACAAGTATCAGCATCCCTTCTGGGAAGCTAGGACGACCACCTTGAGGGGCTGTCATTGAGTGACCTTCAACTTCTAGCCAAAATGCGCTATCGCTTGCTTTCTTGGCTGTTGGTATCCATGCAATAGCATCTTTCTCTGTATATGAATTGCTGTTTTCGGTAAATGATCCAGCCTGTACTTTAGAAAGTAATGGGTATTCATAGGTTGGTTCAACCCTACTAATCGACTCTTCATCAATGCTAATAGTGCCATCTTGATTTATGGTCGGGTTATTGACTCCAACATATGCAAGTATCCCGGCTATTTCACTAAATGCTGGCTCTCTCTTTCCTGTCATCCAATGCCCAACGGCACCTTTCGATACCGAAAAATGCTCAGCCAGATGATCGTATGTAATGCCCTTATCTTTCATAAGGGACTTGGCTAGTTCATACCATTTCATTTTCATAACCCAATAATACGATATGTATACATAAATGTAGACAGACAATGTGTATACTTTTATATTGAAATTGCGAATACTTTATGTATACTCTCGTAATGAACAATAAGGAGGTTCAGATGAATTACATAAGCCGATATAGAAAAAAGCTTGGGCTTACACAGACAGATTTAGCTAAAGAGCTAGGCTGCACAAAAGGAAACATTAGCCATTATGAAAATGGCAGACGTAAAGCAGACCTTGAAGTATGCAGACAGCTAGTTAGATTTTTTAACAACAACGGGATTAACGTCACTATCGATGACATTTTCCCACCAAAAGCAGCATAAGCACCACCTCGCTCTTTAACATCGCTAGACCGCTCAGAGTAAATTCTCAGAGCAAGCTCAACTCACTGGATCGTGAGTCACGGACTAACTGTATCTAAAAGGACTATAGACTATGGAAAATGCAAAAAATATCAAAGTAGAGTGCTCATCAAACGAATTGATGACGTTTTACATTCAACAAATGTATTCAGTCGGTAATAACGGACTCGCTAAGGCGCTAGGAATACACCCATCAAAATCCAGTCGAGATAAAGCCAGAATATTCGATTTAGCTTGCCAGTTGGTGAGTAAGTTCGGATTACCCCCTGATTCTGTAAATATCAGCGATAAGCCAACGAAAGTTGTTCTTGAAGGTGATTATGCAGAAAGGGTTATTCAGGCTCTTGAAGGGAAGGGAAAGGTTAAAAGAAAAGCCTCAACCACGGCGAATGATGAGGCTCAAATCAGTTTGGATATTTAACTGTCAAAACAACTGTATCAACAACCAGTAATGGTGACAAGGGAAATTTAGCGTTTCCCTTTTTTGATACAACAACCCAATGAGGTAATTATGAACCAAATAACTACTTTAGTAAACAGTGGTGAATTAACCATGACTAGCTTAGAAATATCTGAACTAGTCGAATCAAGGCATGACAAGGTTAAACAATCAATCGAAAGACTGTCAGAAAGAGGGGTAATAACTTTACCCCCAATGGGGGAAAAGCCCACAGCAGGCAGGCCGAGCACTTTTTACATTTTTTCAGGCGAAAAAGGAAAGCGCGATAGCATTATTGTTGTCGCTCAATTATCACCAGAGTTTACAGCGCGATTAGTTGATCGCTGGCAAGAACTTGAATCTCAAAAATCCCTCATTCCTCAAACGCTGCCAGAAGCTTTACGTCTGGCGGCAGACTTAGCAGAACAGAAACAAATAGTTGAACAGAAATTAGCAATTGCAGAGCCTAAAGCTGAATTTGTTGATCGGTACGTTCAAGCTACTGGCTTACTGGGTTTTCGTGAGGTATGCAAACTATTAAAAGTCAAAGAAAACTTCTTTAGAGAGTTTCTACTTTCAAAACGAATTATGTACAAGCTGGCTGGAAAATTAACACCTTATTCAGAACACATTGAAGTAGGGCGTTTTGTTGTAAAAACAGGTGAGAATCAAATCAACGGTCACGCATACACACAAGTTAAATTTACGCCTAAAGGAATTCAGTGGATCGCTGGGTTACTGGCTAGAGAGCAATTGGAGGCAGCATGACGAATACAGCGGAAGTATTCCAGTTCCCTGCGATACAGCAGGAGGAAAAGAGAGTGGCAGATACTGATGATGGATATACGAGAATTGCCAATGAATTACTTGAATCACTTTCCTGCTGTAATTTAACTGTTAGGCAGCTAAGAGTGATGTTAGCGATTATCAGAAAAACCTATGGGTTTGGCAAAAAAGTAGACCGTATATCCGATTCTCAATTAGCTGACGTATCTGGACTATCAAGACAGAACGTTAACAAGGCAAAGAAAGAATTGATTTCAATGAATTACCTCATCCTTGAGGGTAATAAAATTGGGGTTAATAAAGAGGTTTCAGCATGGAAAAATCAATCTAGAGACAGTGTCTCTAACTTGAAGACTAAAAAAGTCTCTAACTTAGAGACAAATGATGTCTCTGACTTGGAGACACACAAAAGAAATACTTTAAAGAAAAAGAAATAACTAATATATCGTCCGAGAATTCTAACGAATCCTCTGACAGACCATCTCAAAAAGTTTTAGCTGTTAAACATGATGCGGTTATTAGTTCACCCAAAGGCAACAAGTGGGGTAATGCTGATGACCTGAAAGCTGCTCAATGGATTTACTCGCAAGTCCTGATTGTAAGCCCTACAGCTAAAGAGCCTAACTGGTCAACATGGGCTAACGATATTCGTCTGATGAGACAACTAGACGGGCATACCCACCAAGATATTTGCAGAATGTTTAAATGGGCTAATCGTGACCCGTTCTGGTGTAGCAACGTGTTATCTCCCGCAAAGTTACGCGAGAAATGGGACACATTGACCATACAGAGCCAACAACCCAATCGAGGTAAGCGACAGGTTGATCCTGAACCAGCTCAGAGCTGGAATACTCGTGAAGCATGGGAGAATGATTTTATATGAAGACTAATCTGGCTACTGCAATCGCTAATCGTGATGCAGGCGCACTGGCTAGAATGGCTCAAAGCAGTACGCCGCAGAAAGTAGTAAATCCCCCAAGCCGAGCAACTAGTCGATGTGTTATTCCGAAACCTGAAACAAATCTTTCCAGCCTCAGTAAACACCATATTCAAAAACGAAAGCGACGAGCTAGCAGCTAAGCGCCAGTGGATCGCCGCCTTTGCTGAAAATGGAATTACTACCAGAGAGCAGCTTCAAAACGGTATGCGGCACGCTAGGGCAAGTGATAACCCTTTCTGGCCTGCTGTTGGTCAATTTATCAAGTGGTGCAAGGAAGAAGATTATGTTGCTCTTGGTTTGCCTGACGAGGAACAACTTTACGAACTCTATCGAGAATACTGCAAAATACGGGGCTGGCGTGAAATGAAATGGCCTTCAAACGCTTGCTACTGGATGGTTACTAAAATTTACTCTGAGATGCGAAGTAAAAGCCTAACGGATAGTGAGGTTAAAAAGCTTTGCGCCAAAGAGTTACGGAGCATGACTGCAAGAATTAAATCAGGTGAAGCCATTCCAGCGCCAGTTAAGCAAATACCTCAGTTACACATTCCAACCAGCAAAGAAAGATCATTAGAACACCTTGCTTCAATTAGAAAGAAATTGAATCTTAACCCTAAATCTATTTAAGGAAATAAACATGAACTTTTTCAAAAATGCGATTGTATATCGTATAACTCGTGACATTCAAATTTCAGCAGATGAACTTGAAACGCAATTAAAAAATCTTGAATTTTCACCCTGTGGAAGTCAGGACATGATGAAAGCTGGTTGGACTAATCCAATTAAAACAGGTGAAGCATTAACTCATTCAGTCGGCAATCAGATCCTAATTGTGGCTAAGCGTGAAGAAAAAATATTACCGTCTGATGTTATCAAAAAAGAGCTGCAAGCCAAGGTTGATAAGCTGGAAGCCGACCAAGGGCGTAGGCTGAAAAAGACCGAGAAAGACAGTTTGAAAGACGAAGTTATTCACACATTGCTACCTCGAGCTTTTAGCAAGGAATCTGTAGTCAGAATTTGGATTGATAACGACAATCAAAGAATCATTGTCGATGCAAGTAGTGCAAAACGAGCCGAAGATACACTGGCACTACTGAGAAAAACACTAGGTTCGCTGCCTATAGTTCCTCTTACAATGGAAACACCTATCGAATTAACACTAACTGAATGGTTGCGTGATGGAACGATCCCTAAAGGGTTTAATTTTACCGATGAGGCGGAACTTAAAGCAATTTTAGAAGAAGGTGGCATTGCCAGATTCAAGAAGCAAGATTTAGTTTCTGACGAAATAGCCTCACACATTGAAGCAGGTAAATTAGTAACGAAATTATCTCTAGATTGGAATGAAACCATTCAATTTACCTTGTGCGACGATGGATCACTTAAAAAAATCAAGTTCTCAGATGTGCTAAAAGAGCAAAACGATGATATCGACAGAGAAGATATCGCCCAGCGATTTGATGCAGATTTTGCTCTGTTTACAGGTGAAATGACGCGACTAATCGACTCGCTCATTGACTCACTTGGCGGTGAAGCAAGTTGTTAACACACCAAATCATAAGGGCTTCTAGATGAGATTATATTTAAGCATTGATGAGTTGGAATTGATGATTAATTTGATTAAGCAATATCATGAATATGATAGCAGTCATACGTCGGACACTTTGATCATTAAGCTACAGCAAGAGCTAACCCATAAAGTAGCGTTAAGAAATGCTGCCGAATCAATTTATAACTCGGTAATTAAGCGAGGTGTTGAGTGATGAAAGGCATTCTATTTCACAAGGATTATGACTATTCAGCATCCAATGAGTGTTTTAAAAACTATGAATTACTACTCGATAAGCAGCAATCACAAGAAGTAAAACTATTCTATTTTGATGGCGCCAAACCAAAAAGCAAAACGCCCAATTTGGATCGAAAACTTAATCGATGCTTCCCAAGAGGAAGGGCGTATCTAAAGGTTTCTAACTCAGAGGTTTTTAACAGAATGTAACCTACTTTAAGAGAGGGTTGAGTGATGAAAGGAACAACTAGCACAGCTCTGATGTGGATATACGCAGCAGAAAGAATGAGTCGAAAGTTAAAATATGTGAAAAGCGGCAGAGGTAAAGTTGATTACAACCGAAAGCTGCATAAGCCATATCGCAGTGAACGAGTTTTAAATCGACTCATGAATCTAGATGCTGCTGTATTTTTTAAAGCTATTAAATCTAGCCAGAGGGAGGCATCTAATGCAGGGAACTAATTGGGTTAAGTGTAGTGATTCACTACCTGAAGATAATACCGAAGTGTTGGTCTACTGTGACGACACTAAAGAAATGATGGTCGCATATCTAGATGATGATGGGGACTTTTGCTGGCTAGACCAAGAAATACTTGGAACTCAGTTGATTTGCTACCCATCACACTGGATGCCACTCCCACCAATGCCAGAGGGTAAATGATGAACATCACCAAATTACCCATCGATAAAAAATTCCAAGCTAATGGTGAGCTATCTAAACGCTTGCTGGAATTAATCCACGAATATGACGGTGAAATAAGCTTAGCTGAAGCAATAGGGGTTATTGAGATTGTTAAGTTAACGCTAATTGGTGAACAGGAGAGCCAACAGTGAGTGATAAGCTGCCAGATGAAATTTTAAAAACGCTAGCCACTGAGCCAATGTTTATCGAAGTGGTAGAACGCTGTTTAGATGAAAGTGAGTTAGTTAGTAATTTTAGCCGTATCTATGGCGTTGATTTGCCAAGAAAGCCAACCTCACCACTAATTGCAATGGTCGACGAAGCGACAGGATTTAGAGAGCATCAATTTAATGAGTTCTTTACAGCTTTTATCCCGTTTGTTTATCGGTGTGTTTGGTTGCCACTTTACAGCGAAGGAAAACTGGGAGGCTAACTTGGAAGCAGATTTTCTCTTCCACGAATCAACCAAAAATACCGCATGGCAACACCTCAAAGAAGTTCTAGCAACAAACCAACCACACCGAATCATCATTAAGCCTTGGAAGTCCACACGCTCACTATCTCAGAATGCAACTTTCCATATGTGGTGTGGAGAGATAAGCAAGTATCTGTGTAAAAACAAAGCTAATTTCACGCCTGAAGCTGTCAAGGACATGTTAAAGCACACATTTCTAGGCTACGAGGTGGTAGAGATGATAGACGCTACTACACAGGATATAGAGCGCGTCAGGACACTACGAAAAACATCAAAGTTAGATACAGGTGAAATGTTCCACTTCATGGAGCAGGTTGAGTGTTGGGCGGCGGGTATAGGTTGTCTCGTGACGATACCGAAAGAATCACAGTACATGAAACTCAAGGAGCAGCAAGAGAGATGAATATTGTAATAGCGGAGATAATTGCTAAAAACTTCAAGGTTGGCGATGTGATTACATCTGTCATTGTTCGAGATCTAGATAATGGGCGCGTGCATTTAAATAATTACTCGTCGGTGCTGAATGACCTTGTTGTGTGGGGTGCAGTAACTAAGCAAAAGAAAAGGGGCAAGATTGCTGAATTTAAGATAATCGGCGATGTGAGTATTGCCATCAACGCAGAGATAAAAAAGAGGGAGTCCAGCAAATTAAGCAGCAGAGAAGGCTCATTTAGCCGAGCATTCCCTGAGCACCTGATAGATAAGTTCAACTCGCTGTTAGCTGGGGTGAGAGCATGAAAAACGAAGCAGAAGCGTTTATGAGCGCATTAACAACGTTAAAGCTATGTTGGGCTATCCATAAGTCTAATGAAGCCGTCAGGAAGTGTGCAGGGCTATTAAAGCGCAAATTTAAAGAGCATTTAGCGTATGAAGCAATGCGGAAGATTGAAGGTAGTAGTAACCCGATGTTGGTTATTACACTTGCAGAGTGGGAGTTAGGGAAATGACAAGTATCTATCGTTCTAAAAAATGGCTTAAAGCCGTTTCTCAAATCGAATGCTGTGTTTTGTGTGGTCGCTACGGTACTCAGGTGGCACACAGAAACGAAGATAAGGGGATAGGGCTTAAGGTTGACGATAGTCTCACTGCTGCATTATGCCAGCACTGCCACCATGAGATCGATAACGGCAGCAAGTTAAGTCGAATTGAAAGACGTCAACTAATGGATAGGGCGATAGTTTTAACACTTAGGGAGCTAACTAGAGGGGGGTTAATTGAACCATCATGAAACAATATCACCTCAAGTTACCGTGGCCACCGACAAATAACACATTATTTTCAGTCGTCAACGGGAGGAAAATAAAGAGCAAGAAAGGCAGGATATTTACCGAAGCAGTAATAAATCAAATCACCAAAGCAAATCAGCAATTCAATTTATCCGGCAAGCTAAAAATCAAAATAGTAGCCAACCCTCCAGACCTAAGAAAACGTGACCTAGACAACCTCCTCAAAGCACCATTAGACGCACTGACGCAAAGCGGTGTAATTGCTGATGACAGTATGTTCCGAAGCATGAGTATTGATTTTGGTGAAAAGGTTAAAGGTGGCTCACTGGATATCACAATATGGGAGATAGAGGATGTTCACTGACATAGAAGCAGCAATTGAAGAATGCCGATACCGAGCAGAGACAGAAGCGACAGGGAAAAAGCCTAAACGTTATCTTTCTATCGTTCAGAAAAAACATGGCTTCATGGAAGTTGTAGAGACGAGCTGGGCTAGAAGAATGAATCTTCCGATAATGTATTCAGTCGGTTGCGATAGATATCACACGGTATTGCCGGAGGTAAGATGAGGGAGCGTAATTCTGATATTTATCTTCAACTAGCAAAGTCGCCAAGGAAGTCATATTTAGGCAAGGCTAGGAGGTTAACTCCGTCACAAGATAGATGGGTAAGAGCAATCATATCTCTGTGGGCTGGGGAAATGAAAGATGATAGTTATCTTGGGTTGTCTTGGGGATCTGGAAGCATCTGGCGATTTGTTACTGGATGGTCAGGAGAAAATATAGAACGCTTTACTAAGGTGTTTGAGCAACTAAAGAAGGAAGGCTATACAGGACAGGAACTTGAAGAAAAAGCCAGAGCAATATTATTTCCTAAACAATCTCTCAGCGACATGTTTCAGCGCGCCAACGATGTAGATGAAGCTGATTTTGTAGAGAAAGCAATATTGAAAGCGTTCGACAAGTCCAATCCTGTTTATGTTGTCGCTACCGATTACTATCTTGGCAGAAATACGATGCAAACACTCGCAAATTACATCCAAAAACAAGTAGCGCCTTGGCTTACCACTAAACAATGTATTGATCGTGTTCGATGGTGCATTACATTATTTAATGCGAAGTTATACATGGTACTACAAGATGAAATAGCGAGAGAGCACTCACAACTTGGAGTTGAATATAAAAATATTTCAAAAATCACTTGAAAATAAGTTATGAATATGTATATTTAGTGTATGCTCGCTCGTAAAAGCAAAGAGCAGACATATAGATTAAAGAGGGTAAGAGATTGCCTGCTGATTACGGACTGAAAAGTTCCGATTCTAGAGCCTCACTTCGGTGGGGCTTTTTGTTGCCGAAACAGTTCCCCTCATAACCTCTACGCAGAATGGAGAAATCTGGTTTGCGATACGTTTGGGGCTTTCGATGTACCCTTATGGGGCTTGAAGACCACGCCACCCGCTCGCAGGCAATAGTTACTACCTGTCTAGCGGCTTGGTGTGGCAACCTAATTTAGAGGTTTATATGCCTGATGAGGTCGAGTGAGCATAAAAAAGCCACCAACTTTTTAGGATGGTGGCAAAAGATTGCAAATCATGTTTATAGCAAAACCAAAAAAACTCTTGGTCGTCTTTTATTTTAACCAACCAATTTAAAAAAGAAACAGGCTTTATCTGACAGTCTGTCTATAACGTTTAATATTATTTCCGATGCCGGAATTCCGATATCGCCAGTTCAACCTGTAAGTAATCCTTACAAGCTCAACTCTCCGGAATTTCCGGATGGTTCCTTGATATGTGATCTAATGGCAAGAACAACTTAACTATTTAACATATTATCTCTTTGTGTACACAACAATAAGAGGTATTTATGTATCATCATTACTATGTTCATACATCTACTGATAATCATGGTGATTATGAGGTTCATCAAGATGGTTGCGACCATATGCCTAACGCGTCAAACCGGCAATATTTAGGTTATTTTACCAGTTGTGCTCAGGCTGTTTCTCAAGCAAAGGCTAATGGGTATAGAACTGCTGATGGTTGTTATTGGTGTTGTAGAGAATGTCATACATCATAAATAAAAATGTATGAATTAATTAAAGATCGCTTAGGCGGTCTTTTTTATTATCTAAAATAAGGAACGAAATTATGTACGCACTTAAATTAATTACTGAACGCGAAGGACGTAAAGTGGAAGAAGTCCACTGCTTAGGGGATATGTACCGCTTGGAGTTTTATCCTGAATCAGAAAATAAAGATGTCGTGGCGCGGGTTGAACACACAAAGAAAGATGCTATCCCATCATTTGATATTAAACGAACAGACCATGCTTACATTACAACGATAGTCGGCGACACGGTTCGGGTTATTTCCAGAGGAAGAAAAGCTTACCAGTAAGGTCACTTCGGTGGCCTTTTTTCGTATATGCACCAGTAGCTCAACGGTAGAGCAGGCAACTCATAATTGCTTGGTTATGGGTTCGAATCCCGTCTCGGTGCACCAAATATGCCGCCACAGACTCAGCAGCTAATCTTTACCCTCACTAAAGAGCTGTGCGCGGCTTTCTATTTAAGAGAGGTAGTTATGAGTAAGAAGTATGAATACAGTGCAAATGACTTCACCCATACTGATTCGGCTATCAGTGTTCAGGTATGTGTTGCACCAAGTAATTTTGATTTACTGCCGATTTTTACATTATCAGTACGGGTTGAAAAGAAAGACGGCGAAGATATTAATTATTACCGTGCTGAGGCAATTAAGAAGGCAAAAGAAGTCATCGCTGATATTGCAGAAGATGCCGCGCAAGGCGATTTACATCAAAATAAAGCTGAATTTTCAGGCGTTATTGTCACTAGTGGTGATTTAAGCCTAGAAGAACGGGTGGCAGCATTAGAGCTTGCGTCACTTCAACAAGGCGAGGCTATCTCCACTTTAAGCGATAGAATGGGTAAATCGCCAGAAGGTGGAGATGATGTTATTTTTGTAGATAAATTAACAGCACCTCCAATGAAGCTCCGTTCTTAGTAATTACAATTGAACAAACTTACCTTGTTCTTGAGCATTCCCTTTTAATTGCTCAGCAAGGAATTTTAGTTTTCTTTTACGCTATCATCAAACCCTTGATGGTCAGCCATTGCCACAATTAAATCGGCGAGCGTAACTGCATTATCACGTGGAATTACACATCCGAGATATCCGAATGCAATTCGAAGTGCTGCAACTTCATCTTGTATTTCTCTAAGTGTTTTATCTTTTTCAGTAATCGTCATAAAAGTCCTCACACCGAAGTTAATCAGCCATCGCTTCGGTAAGTTACATAGGGCTGAACATTTAACTTATCTCAAATGCTGATTAAACTCATTAATCCAAATCCGGTCATCTAATGGTGGCTTTCTATTAACCAATTCCTCCAGTAAAGGGGGTGAGTATGGATCATATGAAAGAAAACCCCGAGTTCTGGGATAACGTATTTCAAATTATTGCTGCTCATAAGGAGCAAGGTATTAGCGCATCACTAGCAACAGGCATGGCGATTCTACGCGGCAAGTACAACGGCGGCGGTTGGAAGAAGACGCTATTTGATGGCGCTATGTGTGCACTATTTGCATGGTTTGTAAAAGACCTTCTAACACTGCTTGGTCTTAACCATGAGTTGGCTTACCTAGCGAGTGTCTTCATTGGGTATGTCGGCGTGGATGGTCTGAGTAAAATCATTAAAGGCCGGGCGGGGGTGAACAATGACTAAGCAAGCGCGAGGCATTCGCAATAACAACCCTGGTAACATTGATTACAACAAAGCCAATAATTGGAAAGGGCAATTGCCGCATGACCCAAGTATTGAACCTCGCTTCTGTCGATTCGAAAGCCCTGTTTATGGTATTCGTGCATTGATGGCACTACTTCGTACCTACCAGCGTAAATACGGATTAAAAACCGTATCAGGCTTGATTAACCGATGGGCCCCGACAAATGAAAACAACACTAGCGCATATATTAACGGTGTAGCTAAAGAGTTGGGTGTATCGACTGCTGATGTTATCAGTCTTGATGATAAGGCAACCACAATTAAACTGGCCAAGGCAATCATTCGTCATGAAAACGGCTCACAACCGTATGATGATACTACGTTCGAAAAAGCGTGGGGATTGCTGTGAAACTTGGTGAGATAGTTGTTAGCGTTGTCATTACCTTGGCTATGTGTGCCTTTATTGGCTGGCAAAGCGGGAAAATTGACAGGCTGAATAATCAATTGTTGGCGCATGAGTCTATCAACAAAGTAACCCAATCAGCAATAACTCTTCACTATCAAGCATCGCTCGACAACATCAAAGCAAAGCAATTAGAGGACTCAGAACATGTCAAAGTTAAGACTGTTATCAAAACAGTACTCAAAGACAATGAGTGCGCTAATACTGCTGTGCCTGACGATGTTGTTAGTGAGTTGCACAAGTACAAAAGAGGTATTGATTCCCGTTCAGTCTCCACCAATACCAGCACAGTTAACCGCTGATTGTCCTCAGCCTGATATTCCTGAAAAAGTGGACTGGGGCGACATGCCACAACTGCTAGTTGATGCGATGAATTCAATAGCAAAGTGCAATTTAGATAAGAAAGCCATTCGAGAGATTGAATATGAAAGAAATAACACAACCAAGAAACAGCGGTAATCTGTGGGATTGGTTCGGGCTGTCGTATGCATCGTTCTTAGTTATTCCGCGGGTACTAATGCATGAAATGCCCACTGAGTGGCAAGATAAAATGGCTGTTTTATTACATGAGTATGATGAAACTTTCGATACATCATCTGTAATAAATTCTGTTTCAGTGTCTGGTCGCGATAGTGATGGCAAGTTAGCTAAATTACCAGATTACATCCTAAATTACCGCCGCCCTGACCGTGAAGCAATTGAAAAACTCAAGCGATAATCGACAAGAAAGCAATACGGGAAATTGAACAAAAAAGAAATGCCCCAGATATCGAGGCAAAGTAGAGAATAATAGTTCATGAATGTAACGTCACTATACGTTAATCGTGAATGACCACAACATTAAAAAGGTAGTAATCTCAAGCAGATATTACAAATCTGAGCCTCGCAAAATAGCGGGGCTTTTTAATGGGGAAATATCATGGCAACGCAGGGTTTTGATAAGCCAGAACAATTCCGAGAAGAACTGGATAAAAGCATTCCGAAAGAATAAAAAAAGCCCACACACCGCGGGCTAAAATACATCTATAAAATAAAATGAATATCCGCGCTAAATGTAGTTGACGCATTCAAAATATGCAAGCGAATAATGAGCCTCTGAGAAGTCAGGGGTTTTTATTCGCATTTCACTCTGTGCACCACATGCACACACATCTAAAAACATCGAACCGTTATTTAGGAATGAGCCTTTGAGGAGATCAGTTATAGCTGGTGCTGCTTCGATGGGCTGATTTCCTATGTGGCAAGGGTTCATTACTAAGTAAGGATAGCACTATGCAATACGCAACTATTGTTATTGAGAATACTCGAGTTAGAAGCAACGAATATGGAGCTTACAACTTAAATGATCTCCATAGGGCTGCGATATCTGGCGGCATAGCTAAAGAATGGCAGCGACCAAGTCAGTTTTTAAAAGCTGATGGAGTGAAAGAGTTTGTTGAAGAAGCAACCAGAGTGCTAAAAGTCACTCTGGAACAAAATCAAATACTTAAAGTTGTTAATGGCGGTAATAATCGTGGTACATGGGCGCATGAGATTATCGCGCTACGATATGCATCATGGTTATCTGCTGCTTTTGAGGTAAAGGTATACCAAACATTCAGGGAGTTTGTTCTTGGTCACCTAAGCAAGTTTGCGCAAGCCAATAAACTTGAACTTGAATACCAAAGTAAAAAGAAAAGGGTAAGCACTGCTGCAAGGATTATGAATAGGTGGGGTGTTGGTGGTGAGAAAAATCACCTTGAATCGCAACGAAAGCTACTGGCTAATGAAATTCAAATGACTATACCTGATCTATTGGAGGGTAAGTAATGAATGATCCATTATATGCCTGTGATTTTTTTTGTGGCCAAGTAGCCGAGGCTTATTTGCTTTATCTGGTATCCGTGTGGCGCAGACCTATTTATAGATATGAGACAGGGGATATTGAAGTCAGTAAGTCATTTCTTCACGGTCTGCTAGATGGGTACCCAAAAGATAGAATGACTGACAGTTATCGTGCCAGATTCTATTCAAAATTACTTAAAGAGTTTGATGAGACTCCGTCAAAAGGCGTGGTTATCTGTGGTGGTAAAATACCAGAATTAAGTAAGCGCGGAATTAAATACATGAATGCTCTTGTTCATGAATACGGTGACATGCTTACTGATATTGGTGTTAGAGATGAGTACGGTACTCTAGTTCCACCTGATAATTGTCGTTACGAAAATGCAGGAGCAACTCATTGACCAAGAAAGAAAAAGACTGGCTAGATACTCTCCATCGTCAATTACAGTAATCACTTGAATACTTACACTGTGGCAGAGTTGATGATGGCAGGATAGTTGCTGAAATCGTCGAGCGAGAGTTAGGCAAGTTAGTCAACAAACAGAAAACCAAATAGGCCCTAGCGGCCTTTTTTATTGGGTGGGATATGAAAACAGGAACACTGCATTACAAAATGACACTGCGCCGTTATATGCACCCAGTGTTTATTATTGGAGCTTTGATTCACAGCACTTGGTTAATGAAGCTCTGTTTTAAGAAAGAAATTGTGTTTGAATAAATTTTATAAAATTCTACAAACGTCATTCATAGAGTGGCGTTGATAGAGTTTTATATAGGTTTTTGTTACTGGTGGTCTCGGGATTTACGAGGCATATATGAAAACAGCCAGTGGATTGTTCTAATTGAGGTTAATTAATGGCGACTAAAACAAAAATGGGTCGCCCAAGTAAATTTGCAGAGAGTTTAGTTAAAGCAAAAGAATACTTAATGGGCGGATATGAAACGGTTGGTGATGTTGTACCAAGTGTGGCTGGTCTAGCCTGTTATTTAGGCGTTAGCCGGTCAACGGTTCAGCAATATGCCAAAGAAAATGAAGACTTTTCGGGCACGTTAGAAGCTATAAAAACGTTACAGGAAAATAGACTGATAAATAAAGGCCTGATTGGTGAGTTTAATCCAACGATAACCAAGCTAATGCTGGCCAATCATGGTTACAGTGAGAAGCAGGAAGTGGATCACAAATCCTCTGATAGCTCAATGTCACCAACAAAAATAGTTCTGGTTGCTGGGGGTAGCAATGACGGTAGCGAGGATTGAAATTCCACCTAAACTGGTTCCAGTTTTCGAGAACGAAGGTGTGCGATACCGTGGCGCATATGGTGGGCGTGGCTCCGCAAAGACGAGAACATTCGCATTAATGACAGCTATCCGTGGCTACATGGCTGCAAAGAATGGGCAGTCTGGGGTGATACTTTGCGCTCGTGAGTACATGAACTCACTTGAAGAATCCTCGATGGAAGAAGTTAAACAGGCTATCAGGTCTGTGCCTTGGCTAAATGATTTCTACGAGCTTGGTGAGAAATACATTCGCACTAAGTGCCGCTCAGTTAGCTATGTTTTCGCAGGGTTGCGACATAACTTAGATAGCATCAAATCCAAGGCGAGAATATTAATCGCTTGGGTGGATGAGGCTGAATCCGTGTCAGAGACGGCATGGACGAAACTGACCCCCACTGTTCGTGAAGCTGGTTCTGAAATATGGGTGACATGGAATCCTGAGCGAGACGGAAGCGCTACGGATAAACGCTTTAGAAAGGAGCCACCCGATAACGCAATTATTGTCGAGATGAACTACGATGATAACCCATGGTTCCCGTCAGTGCTTGAAGAAGAACGCTTGAGCGACCAATCCCGCCTAGACCCGAACACATACGCATGGATATGGGAAGGCGCTTATCTTGAAAACTCTGATAAGCAGGTGTTAGCGAATAAATACGTTGTTAAATCGTTCCCTGATGACCTGTGGAAGAACGCAGATAGGTTGCTTTTCGGTGCCGACTTTGGTTTTGCTAAAGACCCTAACACGCTTATTCGCATGTTTATCTTAGATGACTGCCTGTACATCGAGCGCGAGGCTTACGGTGTAGGCGTTGAACTTGACCACATGCCAGCTTTTTACGATGAAATACCCGAAGCTCGTAAGTGGCCTATTAAAGCCGACTCCGCGCGACCCGAAACTATCAGTTATCTGAAGCGAAAGGGATTTAATATTTCAGCCGCTAAAAAGTGGCAGGGCAGCGTAGAAGATGGCATCACATACTTGCGTGGTTTCAAGCAAATTATCATTCATCCTCGCTGTAAAGAAACAGCAAAAGAAGCCCGTCTCTACTCATACAAAACAGACCGCATCACTGGTGAAGTGCTTCCCGTCATTGAGGATGCGTATAACCACTGTTGGGATGCGGTTAGGTATGGTCTGGATGGGTATATCACGCAGACGCAAGGGTTTAAGCGGCGTAGAATCGCTGGCATGATTTGAGGGCAGAAAATGGCTGTTACAGACAAACATCCGCAATACTTGGCGGCTAAAAAAAGCTGGCAGATTATGCAAGACGCAATTGCTGGCGAAGAGAAAATAAAGGAGTCGGGGGAAACTTATTTGCCCAAATCGGCTGGCATGGTTGAGGCTGAAAGGCTAGGAGATAGCGGGAAGAAAATATACGCTGGCTATGTAAACAGAGCGCAATATCCATTGTGGGTGCAAGATTCTCTCAGGACGATGATAGGGTTGGTTTCTAAGCTGAATCCTGAAATCAGAATACCAAACAAACAGTTGCAGGGGGTGGAGGAGAACGCAACTAGCGATGGATTTGGGTTAAAGCAGCTTTTCATTCGTGTGGTGCGTAATCTTCTTGTGCATGGGCGCTGTGGTTTGCTCATCGACGTTGATAAGGATGGGGTTCCTTATTTCGCATTGTATGACGCACTTTCAATTACAAATTGGAAAGAAAATAGTGTTGGCGGGCGAAAAGACCTAAACCTTGTTGTGTTAGAAGAGCAATTTAACAACAGTGAAGATAAGTTCGGGCATGATACAAAAACGGTTTATCGCGTGCTAGAGCTGGTGAATGGTAAGCTGGTTATAAGCCTTCACGATGGCGACTCTATAGATGACAGGACGCCCAGCTTAGGCAAAGACTTGCTTAATTTTATCCCGTTCATCTTCTGTGGGACAACAGATAACACCTCCGAGGTTGGCTCAGTTCCATTACTTACTATGGCAAAGGCGGCTTTAAAGTCATATCAGCTAAGTGCGGATTATTATCAATCGCTTCATCATACTGCACACCCTCAGCCTTGGGTCTCGGGTTTAGGCGATGGCGATCATATAACTATCACAGGCGTGATGGCTGCGTGGGATTTACCGAAGGACGCGCAATGTGGGTATTTGGAAATTACTGGTGTTGGCATCGATAAGACCAAGGCTGAGATGGACGCGCAAAAAAATGCTGCATTAGAGGCCGGTGCCAAGGTTATTGACACTAAAGCTCAGGAGTCAGGGGAAGCTAGGCGCGCAAGACAAAATGACCAACATGCTAGCTTGCATAGTATGGTGATGTGCGCGGCGGAAGCAGTCGAGCAAGGCTTGAAGTGTATGGCGATATGGCTCAATTTTAATCCCGATGACTATGCATTTACTGTAAAACCAGATTTCAATAATGCTACTTATGATATCGATTTGACAAGACAGCTTTATGAAGGTGCTCTTGCAGGTAAAATATCATTCCAAACTTACTGGGAGTACATTGGTACAGGCAAGTTGCCAGACATTGACTATAAAGAGGAGTTATTAAGGGTTGAAGCTGAAAATGATGGCACTGTGACTGAGGTAATTTATGAGCGGACAGGGGCTTAATTTAGCGTTTCTTAACGCAATCACTCGACATCAAGCTTACTTATATCGCGCATCATCTCACAACGTTAACGAAATACTTAGAGCTTTTAATGTCGTGTCTGGCGATATGCTCAACCAATTGCGAAATTACCTCGAAAATTTAAGCGAGTATGAGCTTGTTGCTTTGAGTGGCGGCAAGTATACGACGCCGGAGTTGCGGAAAATTCGCGATTTGATTAAGAGCTGGCGAGACTCAGTGCATGAAGAGGTTAGGCAGAGTGTGTCAACAGGCGCGGTCACATTGTCAGCTTATGAAGCGGCCTATACCGCATCACTGGCAGGTGAGCAACTAACTAAATCGATATCAGGCGAAAGGCTTTATTCCAAAGCTAAAAATATCCCCATGTCTGGCGGCGCTCTAGTCGATGAGCTTTTTTCGAAAATCGCAGATGACACAAAACAACGTGTTGAATATGCAATACGTAGCGGAATAACCAACGGAGATACGACTCAGCAGATTGTACAGCGTATTAAAGGCACTAAGCGGCTCAACTATCAAGATGGAATATTAAACGTGACAAGGAGCGCTATAGAGCGTGATGTGCGAACAATACGAAGTCATGTAAGTAACCAGGTGGTTGAAGATACTTTTATTCAACTCGGCTACGATTACCTAAAAGTAGTTGCAACGCTGGATGGCAGAACGAGTAAATTGTGCGCCTCTAAAGATGGAGAGGTTTATCATAAAAGTGATTCGTTTTCTCGCCCACCGTATCACCCTAACTGCCGCACTATTTTGGTTGGCTGTGATAAGGATGGGAACTTAATTGGGAGGCGTCCATTCGTAGCAGATACAAGGCCAGTCAGTAGAATACCCAAAGATGAGCGAGATGGCATTATTGGTCAAGTGAACTCTAATACTAATTATTCATCGTGGTTCAGCAGCCAATCACCTAGCTTTCAAAGAGAGTGGTTAGGGAAAAGTCGCTATGAGCTTTACAAAAAAGGCGGCTACGATATTGATAGGTTTATTGACCCACAAGGCAAGATGTATACACTCAATCAGTTAAAATTATTAGATAAGCAGACGTTCGAGGAACTTGGTTTGTAGGTTGACTTTAGTGTGAGGGACGTTATTATAGCGAGGCTATGAATATGCTTAAAGGCACTATTGAGATAACCAAAGGTTAGAAAATAGGGTTTCATGCATCCCTTTTGAGTAAAAAATATTAATAAATCTGATTTAATGCTGATCGCGACTTTTTACATATAAATCCTAATTGGGTGATTGTATGTTTAAGTCGCTTTTTTTATTTTAAATATCTAATCAGGAAGTCATCTGGCACTAACCTCAGCGTTGCTAGACGGCTACCATTAACACAAAGACTCCTAACGGGGTCTTTTTTTATGTCTAAATTCGGCTTAGGGCTGGTTAATCACAACGCGCAAGGCGCATTCAATCCCAAGGGGAATCACATGGAAATTGATTTAAGTCATCCAGAAATTCAAGCGGCTATTAAAGCCGCTGTTGATGAGCAAGTAGAAGGACTCAAAGCTAAGCGCGATGAGTTGCTAGGTGCAAATAAAGATCTGAAATCCGAGCTAGAAATGCTCAAGGGGCAGCTGGACGGAGTAGATCTGAAAGCAGTTAAAGAGTTGTTAGCGAAGGCCACTATGGATGAGGAGTCTAGATTAATTGCCGAAGGCAAATTAGATGAAGTCATTCAAAAGCGTACTGAGCGCTTACGTGATGACTATGACAGCAAGTTGGCTGCTGAAAAGGAACGAGCTGATAGGGCTGAGAATTACGCGAATAAGTTTCGTCAATCCGTGGTTCGCAGTCACATTATGCAAGCGGCAGTCGAAAGCGGTGTTCTGAAAGAAGCGACAGGCGACATTGCATTCTTGGCTCAATCTCAGTTTACACTCGATGATAATGGTAATGCCGTGGCACTTGACGAACATGGAGAAGTGATCATCGGCAAGGATGGTAAAACACCATTAACACCTAAAGAGTGGGTAGAGACTATTCGCGAAACCAAGCCGTACTTCTGGCCTGTGGCTCACGGCTCTGGTGCTCAAGGCTCTGGCTATTCAGGCGGTAAAAAATGGGATGACTACACAGAAGCTGAGCGGGCAAGTTTGGCGCGTACAAACCCCGATGCTTTTAAACAATTACAGAAAACACAAGGGAAATAATATATGGCAACAACGCAATTAAGTGATGTTTTTATTGGTGAATATTATCAGGCTATTGAGCCAGTTAACTCACCGGAAAAGACGGCTGTTTATCAGTCGGGGATAGTGACGCGAAATGCCGCACTTGATGCAATCGCGAGTAATGGTCAAGGAACAGCAGAAATTAACTACTGGAATGATCTTGATGCCGATGAGGCGCCTAATGTATCAACAGATAACCCAGACCAGAAAGGTAAAGTTGGGAAGGCGACACAAAGCACAATGCAAGCTCGCACGATGTATCTTAACAAGGGTTATGGGGTTGCTGATTTAACAGCAGAACTGGCAAATAGCGAACCTATGCAACATATCCGAAATCGATTTGGTAAGTATTGGGAGCGTCAGTGGCAGCGCTATTTGCTGAGTGCAGCGCGAGGGGTCATTGCATCAAATATTGCTAATGATAACGGTGACATGGTGATTGATGCTGGAGCGACAATCTCAGCGTCTGCTTTCCAAGATGCGGCCTATACAGCAGGTGATATGGCCGATCAGTTTTCAGCGATGGGGGTGCACTCCGCTGTAATGAATCAGATGGTGAAGCAAAACCTCATTGAGTATCTCAAGGACTCTGAGGGGCGCATTATTTTACCTACATATCTGGGGCGTCCTATTTTTATGGATGACGGCTTGACTTATGGCAAGGGGCAGTATCTGTCACTCATCTTTGGGGCAGGAGCTTTTGGGTATGGTGAAGGTGTGCCATCAACACCGGTTGAATTACAGCGCTTGCCGGATGGCGGCAATGGTGCAGGTGCGGAGGTGCTATGGGAGCGTAAAACATACATCCTTCATCCAGCCGGCCACTCTTGGGTTGGCGGTAAAAGCATCAATGAATCCCCAACTTACACCGACTACGCTAATCCTGCAAATTGGGTTCGCGTATTTGACCGTAAATTAGTGCCCTTTGCCGCGGTTATCAGTGGCTCAGAAACAGGCGGAACTGAGGGGGAGTAATATTACGCAGGGCTTAGGTCCTGCTTTTAGAGGTGGATATGAAAGTAATTTATACTAAAGAGGTCGGGCGGGAAGACGGTATCTGTTATCGCAGTCAGTTTTTGGGCGTTATCCACAGTGCTACAGAAGTCATCATCGACGGTGATTTTGATGATGCTGTGAAAGCCTACACTAACGCTGGTGTTAAGGTTTCATTTGTAAAGCAAGATGACCTCTCAAGTAAGACTGCTGATGAACTCAAAGAGCTTCTTGCTGAAAAAGGCATTGAGTTCAATGCTAAGGCCAAAAAGTCTGACTTGCTCGCACTTCTTCAGGAGTAGTAATCATGGGCTTTATTACTGAACAGGAAGTGGCGCAAGCGCTAGGCGACATTTGGAGCAATCAATCGGAAGGCGATAAAGCCCGTTTGTTGTCGCAGAGTGAGGCATATTTAATCGCAAGAAACGTCAGGCCTTATGATGACGCTGATGATGTGCCAGCGCCATTAAAGCTTGCGTCATATGAAATCATTAAAGGGGTCATCAATAAACAACTGTACCAAGGCCAAGCTCAGGAATTAAAGGCCAAAACGGTCAAAGGTGGGTCGGTCGAGGTAAGTAAAACCTATCAAGATGGCAGTTATGAACTGAATGCGACAGAGCAATACATCCAAGACTTAATAAAGCCCTACTCAAAGCGCCGCAGCGTTGTTTTTTTGAAGAGGGTGTAATATGAGGTCAGAAATACAAAAAGAGCTAGCAGAGGCATTTGATAGCGATTTAGCTGATGCGGTAAAAACGTTTACTGGCTCGTATGTTATCGAGGGTGATGATTGGGATCCGGTTACTGAAACGGGTAATGATATCACTGTCGAATATACAGGCCGTGGCATTCTGGATAATTACAATCTCAATTGTATTGATGGGGTGAATATCTTAAATAGTGACACACTGTTAATTGCGTTAGCAAATGAGGTCACAGATAAGCCTGATATTGACCATAAAATCACGATTGATGGCGTTAGCTACAAGGTTATTTCTGTTCAAGTCGATCCAGTGGGCGCTCACTATGACATTCAATTAAGGAGGTCTTAATGGCGAGATCTGGTTGGCGAACACCGCCTAATCTATTTTCTCAAATTGTCACTTCTGATGTTGGTCAGGAAATGAAACAGACAGCTGGAGCAATATTACAAGCAGTCGTGTTGGGATCTCCGGTAGATAAAGGTGCATTTCGCGGCAACCATCGAGTCAGTGAAATGATACCCGATTATCAGTTTGACGAGAAAAAACAAGACAAATCGGGCAATGAAACGCTTAGTGTTGGGTTGGCAACAATAAGGAAATCAAGGCCGTTCACTGTTCTTTACATTCAAAACAATCTGCCATATTCCGTGGCTCTTGAGCAGGGGCACTCAGGGCAAGCCCCAAAAGGTGTGTATTCAGTCGCTTTTGAGACAGCGTTGTTAAATAGACGATGACATTAACAGAAATCAGAAATGCTATCATTTCACGAATGACAGCACAGACTGCTATTGCCAAAAAAGATGTAACATATCAAAACGATAAGCCATTTGACGCAGCCGGAAAGTCGGTATGGGCAAGGCTTACTATCAAGCATGGTCTATCAAGCGCACAAGAAATTGGAAGCGGCCCTATCGTTCATCGAACTGGCGTAGCGTTTATTCAGATATTTGTACCTCTTGGCACTGGCACCCTTCTCATTACACAAACAGCAGATAAGCTCATAGAGTTGTTTGAAAATCAAACAGATGGTCGTTTGGATTACTTTTCAGTGTCTGCTGACGAGGTTGGTGATGAGGGTCATGGCTGGTATCAGTTCAATCTATCAATTCCATTTCGAGCAATTTAAAGGAGGCCTCTGTGAGTTCAGGAGCCAAGGTCATCACGGCCTTTATTCGTGAGACAACAACGGGTGTCACTCCGACAAGTGGCAAGTGGGATTTATTAACGCGCACAAGTTATGGCGTAAAACCCACACAAAATACGTCTGATAATGACGAGATAGGCGGGTCACGTATGGCTCAGGGTAAGTCTCTCACAACAGTAGATGTGGGTGGCGATGTTGGTGCCAAGTTCCGCTATGGCCAACATGACGATTTTCTAGCGTCTTGTTTCGGTGCAGAGTGGGTTAACGATACACTGACTATGGGTAATTCCCGCATCACTTTTTCATTGGCAACTTACGCCTCTGATATTGGTGTCGCATCAATCGCTCGTGGATGTCAGGTTGGTGCAATGCAAATTGAGACCCCCGCTGATGGTGATGTGACAGTCACAATTACCTTTGCTGGTTTGGGGTTTGAGTCAAAAGGAGATTATACCCAATACCACACTGACCCTATTGATAATGCTGGCAAATTGCGGTACAGCTTCAAAGAAGTCACTAACCTTAAACTGAATGGTATTCAAGGCGGTAATGGATTCTGTGTTGATTCATTTAGTTTGAACTTTGACAACAATATGCAAGTTCAGCGCTGTATTGGCACTGGAACACCATTTGCGGGGGCTAATATCCCAACCACATTTACTCCATCCGGAAGCATCACGCTCTCTTGGTCTAAAGCTGCTTGGGAGATTTGGAAGAAAACTTTAACTGGTGAAACCATCCCGTTTGAGTTCACTTTGCAAAATGCGGAAGGGGGTTATACGTTTTTATTCCCAGCCGTACAGGTTGACGGTGATTGGCCGGATGGTGGCAATACGGACATTATTCAGGTTCAACTTAATATCACAGCAGCAGATACCCCGCCTACAATTACGCGCATTCCGCCTGTGACCAATGGCGATGAAGAGTAACTATCTACTATCTAGCCCGTTAATTCGGGCTTTTTATTACACCAAGGTAAATCAATGCTTATTTTGAACAAAGAACAGAAAATTGAAAGAACAAAATGGATTGAGCCAGCAGAAGGCTTGAAGTTGCTTGTCGGTTCCGCTAATGACAGTAGATATCAAAGCGTAAGTGCAACCGCATACAGACACATCGAGCGATTAGACAGCAAGATGAAAGTGGGGACATCTGATTTTGATATATCAAAAGTAGACACATCTCAACCACTTGATGAACTATTGATGTTCACAGTGGCGCAATATTTACTGAAAGACTGGCAGGGTGTTGGCGAGTTGAACGCAAAAGGTGAGCAGGTTGCGATTGAATACACGCCAGAGCGAGGAGCTCGATTGTTAAAGCAGTGCCCTGACATATATTGGAAGGTTATCGATGCGGCAGTGGAACTCAGTAAAGAAGAGTCTGAGCAAATCGATGAAACAATAAAAAAGTCATAGAAGCTCAAAAGTGGCTAACTGAATTCGGCGGAGAGAGGAGCGAAAAAGCAAAGTGGAAGAGAAAGCAACTAGGGCTTCCTGATGTTCCTGCGCCCGATTTCGATGGTATCACTAACGAGCTTTTGATGGCTTACAGCATCATTTGTCGCAGCAGGCGATATGCGGGAATGGACGCTTATCCTCTGCCGATATCACTTACTGATATAGATCAATATCTAGCGTCAAGGCCAACAGCACTTAGTCGCAGAGAGTTCGATGCTGCCATTTTTGCGCTTGATGATAATTTCCGAGCCGAGTGGATGAAAGAGCAGGAGCGGAAAGATAAAAAGTAGGGCATCAATGCCTAGTATCAATGCGCCAAGTAGGTGTCATTGTGTATACAGTGGTTTGGTGGGCGGGGCGACTGGTAAACTATCAACAGATAAGATGGTATTAATTAATGGGGCTGTCCTAGATAACTAAGATCATCTAGGATAGTTCTATGAGAAAAAGTAGACTCAGTCAGTATAAACGAGCACGGTTACTTGAGCTGTTTATTGCTGGCTCCACAGCCCGTATTGCCGCAGAGTTAGTTGGTGTCCACAGAAATACAGCCGCTTACTATTTTCATCGCCTCAGAGTGCTGATAGCTGAGCACGTTGATAAGCACACTTGGTTTGATGGCGAGATTGAATTGGACGAAAGTTATTTTGGTGGTCGTCGTAAAGGTCAACGTGGCAGAGGTGCTGCCGGAAAAGTGCCTGTTTTCGGGCTTCTCAAGCGTGGTGGCAAGGTTTATACCAAGGTCATACCCGATGCTAAATCGAGGACATTACTGCCAATAATTGAGTCAAAAATTTACCCTGACAGCATCGTCTACACAGATAATTTTGCCAGTTATGACGTACTGGATGTAAGTGATTTTAAGCATTACAGAATCAACCACAGCACTCAGTTTGTCGACAAAAAAGACCGGCAAAATCACATCAATGGCATTGAGAATTTTTGGAACCAAGCGAAGCGTCACATGCGCAAATTTAACGGTATTCCGAAGGCTCATTTTGAGCTGTATTTAAAGGAATGTGAGTGGCGATTTAACACACCTAGTGCAAAACAACAATTAACTATTCTAAAACAGATAGTTAAAGGTAAAATTTAAACCTTATCTAGGACAGTCCCTTAATTTTAACGGCTGATAACAGATCTAAAAAGATAGGTTGTGGATTTTTTTATTGAATACACAAAGATAAAAAGATACATTATTGTATAATTGACTGTCAATTTAGGGCTAAAGATGACGAAATATATTTTAAAAAACTCTCCTTTGGTTATGGTGCTTTTAGATCTAAGATTCAGCACTATCTTAGATGAAATACTAGACAAGGGTATTAGTGAATTTAAAATGGCATTGTATAAGCTTGGGTATACAATGCAAGAAGAGACGATGATTAATAGCGTTGATGCTAGTCCTAGCAAAGTTCAAGGGTTTGAATTTAAAATGGACACGAAAAAAAGATGGGATTTTATAACTATTAATAGAGATGCAGGTGTCATTTTAACTGATTCAAGTTTATGTTTGCGTGTTACAAACTATGAATCTTTTGAAAATTTTCAAAGCGACTGGATAAAAGTATTAAGATCCTTTTTAAATTGCTTTCCTGATGCAGTAAATGCTGGAATGAAAAGGATTGGTTTAAGATATGTGGATGTATTCTTTCCTCACAAAGGCCGTCCATATTCTGACTTAATATCCGAAAAGTTTCTGAGTGAAAATCAAAGAAATTTAAGCAAGGATAAAGATTCACTTCATTTTAATATTCATAGACAGGATACAAAGCATGGGACCCTTAACGCTACTCTAGAAGAGAGATATCCAATAAACGGGGCATTCAATATTTTTCCTGAAAATTTAATGGAGCCAGACCCGCTAAGTATGACTGTACCACAAAAGCCATTTTGGGAAGAGAATGCAACATTAGGTAAATATGCGATTCTAGACATAGATCATGCGTGGAAATGTAAAGAGCAAACAATAAACCTATCAGAAGAGAATATACTGGAAAAATTAACTAGCTTGCATAGTGATAGCTCATCTCTATTTTGGGGTTATTTGAGTGAGTTTGCAGATGCTACTTGGGAAAAACACTCAATTTCTTGATGTTTGGAGGAAGAATGATAATCCAATCAAATTCATGCAAAAATGGGCTGGTTACATCTATAATTGGTGTAGGTGCAATCATTTTGTCTTCATCAATTTCTGCTGGTGAATTAGAAAATAATTATAGTCACATATCTGTAGAGGTAGCCAATAAAAACACAAAGTGGAATAGGCTGATTCAAGCAGAAAGTGGCAGTTTTACCCCTATATATTCCAAGGACACTGATGAATCAACCTTGAGTACGTCAGAAATGATTGCTAATGTTTTCTCTAACCTAGGGGTTAGAGTTTCAGACTTAGAAGATGTTTTGAAAGTAAAAAGAGCCACCTTGTATAACTGGAAGAATGATGGTGATGTAAAATCAGATGAGAATATAAAAAGGTTAAAATTAGTACACGCAATAGCAAGTGAAATTAGTGAGTTTAGCGTTAAGCCTTTTGGTCGTTTGGCTAAAACACATTTGTATCATGGAAAAAGCTATTTAGACAGATTAAGTGAGGAGCAATTAGATACCAAATTAATTATTGATCACGCCAAAATATTGAGTGATATAGTTGCTGCAAGAAAGAGTGCAGGTAAAAAAACAGCTCATGCTATGAATGATATAGTGAATATATCAGGAGAATTTGCACCTTATGAGTGAGGTTGACGACTTACGATCTAGCATTCTGAGTAATGGCTGGCGACAAGGAAGTGTAATTGATTATCATACACTTAAAGAATCTGCGGAGAAGTTCGGCAGCAATATAGATAGCTCTATCTTAGATGTAGAGGAAAAGGGGGAGTATTACGTTATTGTTATAAGTATGAGTTGTGATGTTGTTTATGGCGATTGTAATGCTCTTCCCACAGTTGAATGCTACATAAGTCATGTAAAAAATGGAACTGCAAACAACGAGAAAATAGCTAACCCAAGGAAAATGGTATTGAACCATAATGAGAGGAAGCTAGAGCTAGATATGGCAAAAAAAATATTTATTGATAGAAGAATACTATCGACAGTGAGTCCAGACTCTCAGTTGGAAGATAGTGCTATTAATTCTGTTATTAGGTGGACAGTCGCTCAATATAACAGGCTAGGATTACCTGAATCACTAGTGTGCAGGATAGGTTGTGTGTTAAGGGATCGGGATTTTTTTCGTTGGCTTTCTAAAAACGCAAATATCATTGAGGGTATATTTATCGAATTATCAACTCTAAAAGAGCTCAATGATAAAGAGATTTATGAAATTGGATTTGTTTGTTTAGTTGATTTTGCAGAGCAAGAAGTCATTGAACTAGATGAATTAGAAGAAGAATTCAATGATGTGTTTTTAACAAAATTGAGTGGAATTAAAACCATTAAGCTACTGAATAATACGGATTATAATAGACAATATATAAGTGCCGTGATGACAACTGAAGACTTTACGTATGATATGCTTAAAAGATTTCGTCGTTATCCGTTAGACCATTTTTCGTTAGATTCTGATAAAAATAAAAAACTGATAGTAGCTTGATATTATATTTGTTTACCAACCCACTCCGGTGGGTTTTTTGTTGCCTGAATTTCTCAACTTATTGATATAGTTTGATTATAACGAATCGTGAGAATTGATAGCCCGTCCTTGGGGTTGCAATCCAGATCACACACCACGCCTCTTAACTGAGGTCTTTTGTATTAATAGGTGAAACCGAATTTACTAGATATAAAATCAATCTATACTGTGTTTTTATACAGTTACTGGTTGGTACGGGTTGTGATCATAAAACCAGTGTTTTTTTTCACAGATGTATAAATTTAATTTATGTCATAAAATCAGTGCAATTTTTATTTTTAGGAAAATGAAAAATGACGGTTGTTGCTGATGGTGAAGGAAATGATTTAATCGAGTGCCCATTATGTGGAAACCAGCATGATGACAATGAACTTTGCACTTGTGGTTATGACCCAAAATTAAAAGAAAAAAGTAAGTTTAATTATCGCGCCATTCACGCCCTTACAGCTACTCTTGATTTTGTTGTTGGAGATAAAGGTCGGGATATTAATGTGGAAATCGGCAAAGAATGGGGATTGGATTCCGATGATGTAGTGCAGTTTATATCTAGTGCGGATAAAAGGTTCATGGCGAAAAGAAAGAGCCATGGCGTCATGAAAGAAGATGCTATGCCGCACAATACCCCAAAAATATTTTCACGATATTTAGATAAAGACCTTTCATTTGTTGATTTCGTTACAAGTATTATGAAGTTAATGAAAAGAGAGGCTTATGAAGATAGATCTACCCTATCAGGAGGTGCCTTAGTCTTTATTCATTATCAAGTAGATTTAGATGAGAGTAGTGATGGTAGGCTGTTGATTATAATGGTAAATAAGAAAGGTGTTTTTGATTTCAATGAAAGCCTTGTTCCTAAAAAAATACCGTCTGTAAATTTAGATGCTTTAAGGCAGGCAGTGCTGATTGACCTAACATTATTTAAGTCAAGTTACCCAAACAATGAGGGCGATCCGTATTTACACTTTATTACAGGCATGTCAAAAAGTGGTTTTTTTAAAAGGGCACTTGGTTGTAACCCTAAAATTGACAACAAAAGAAGTATAGAGCAGTTACATGAAGCATTAGATGGATTCTCTAACAATATATCACTAACAACAGAGCAAAGAATCAAGGTAAGGGAATCAGTAAAAGCTTTTATCGACGTTAAAGCCAGAAGTGTTGATAAGAAAATGACCATTAGTGATGTTGGGAAAGTTATAGAGAAGTGTATACCTGAAATACAGAATGTAGCGGGTAAATTTGAACAGTATGTTGATATAAATGAGTACACAATTGATCAGTACTTCGAGCCTCATTACACATCATCGAAGCCATTTGGAGAGATAAAAATTTCAGATGATGATGACGAGTATGAAGTAACGTGTAATGTCAATACAATCGGCTCCAGCAATAAATCAGACAAAAAATAATTTACGATAAAGCAAATTCTCGTTTAATTATCCGTTTAACAGATTCGGGTATAACAGAAATAGAGAAAATTATTAAGGGGGCTTAAATGCTCAACGTTGATGAGTTTGAAAATTTTGTAAAAATAATGAAGGGCTCATCCACATCAGTTGTCAAGGGGCATTGTATAATTAAATTCGAATGCCCTCTTGATAACATTGAATATTTTGAGACTTTGTTAAATAAATACGGCGTCACTTCAATTTCTGAAAAAAGACAGGATGAATTTGTCATTAGTACTGAGTTTTCAGATGAATCTATCCTGTTCCTTTCTATGGATAAGCTATTTTATAAATCTTGTTCAATAGGTAGCGTGCCGGAGTTTTTTTATGTTCTAAAAGGGAATCAATCATCATTAGAAGAGTCAAAGGAAACACTGTCTATATCTTTGTTTTTAAAATGGAAATCGATAGTGTCAAAGGTTTCAAACCATTCTATTAATGATAAGTGTATTCTATACATGCCAAATGATGATGGCGGAAAAGAGCTGGTTGTAACCATAAATGAGAGCTTAGATTTTGTAAAAAAATAAACTATAAAATCGACTCAAGTCTTTCTGCTGATAACATTCTTAAAGTTTTAGATATAAATGACGCTCAATCTACTGAGCGTGAATCAATAATGAGAACTGCGATATTTGAACTAATAAAAGACAATGAAAACAAAAGTTTAATTTCAGTTATAGATGCAGGTGATAAGATATATGTTCGTTATCAAAATCTACTTGAATTATATACAAAAAGATTTTCAGTAAACAAAATACTGTCTGAGTTAGAGCAAAAACAACTTGAGTACACAACTAAAATTAATGATTTTGTTTCATCTAGCCAAAATAAAGCATTTGCTATCCCAGGTGCTTTGATTGCAGTCGGCGGACTGGCGAAATCAGGAGGTTTTTTCGACTCCGTTCTCATATTCATCGGTCTATATTTGATATATAGAGTCACTTATATCTCAAATGAGATACTGCTTGACTCTTATGAGTCATTGAAAAATAGCTTAAATGACCTAATTAAAAGATATTCTAAGTTCGATGAGGGTATCGAGGTGCGAGATGCTGCATCTAAAATAGATTCTGACATAAAGATAAAAATAGATAACGCTGAAAAAAGAATTAAAAAGATTAATGAAATGGGTGTAATCATGTTATGTGTAGGTGCTGGTTACTTAATTATAAAGTTGTTTACGACATCATAGAATGTATGTTCATTTTAAACCTGCTTCGGCAGGTTTTTTGTTTGCTTCAATTTGCACTCCCGCTAAGCTATCATAAGGCAAATTAATAATACAAATAGGTAATGGGATGAAAAGAATATTAGCAGTGGCTGCGGTGATCGCTTTGTTGGTTGGCTGTGACAGCAAACCAGATGCCCCATTCGGCTTGAAGTGGGGGCAGAGCATGGATAGTGTCGGCTTTATTAAAGATGGTGATTGTGAGAAGAAGCGAGACGAAACAGTTTGTGTATTTGGTAATTCAACGCCATTTAATGAGCAATCTAATGATAATGCATTAAAATTCAATGATGAAGGCCTTTTTAAGGTCATGTCTATCTCCATTGGAGGGTCGGCATACCAACCAGATTTTGAGGATTTCAAAAGCAAGCTAAAAAAAGAGGTCGATTTTTTAAATTCCATTGATTTTAACAAAGAGGCTCTAGCTGGTATTACTGAAAAATGCAATATAGCAGATACTTGTGATGACATAGAAGTATCATCTAAAACTAGTAAAGGGAGTGCAGAGGTGGAAATATGGAGAAGCGCTCACGACGGAGACCATCAGCTAGTGGTCACTTTCAGTAAATAGCTAACAAACAAATAAAACTAACCCTGCCAATCGGCGGGGTTTTTTATTTTAGCTAAAGGCCTCGTCGCATTTGACGGGGCTTTCTTTTTTCTAAAGGAAAGGAAAATGTCTGAACAATCTTCAAGACTTGTCATTATCTTAGATAGCTCGGGTGCTCAAAGAAACTCAGAAAGCTTAGCTGATGCCCTAAATCGCTTGACAGCTCAAGGCGAACGCGCGACAGGGGCAACAGACAACCTAGGCTTTTCATTCAAGCGGCTTGCAGCATCGGCAGCAGGTGCGCTATCTATCGGCGCAGTTATAAAAATAGCCGACGATTGGGGGCAAGTTGCAGCACGAATTAAAATGGCTCTCAAGTCAGTAGAGGGCGATATTAAAAATTACACAAATATCCAAGAGCGTTTTTTGGAGATAAGTAACCGTAACGGTAAGAATATTGAAGATGTTCAGTTGCTCTATATTGGCGCTGCAACATCAATGCAAGAGCTTGGTTATAACACTACACAGACTATTGATTACATTGAATCTTTATCATCTGCAATGACTGCCAACGCGTCAAGTGCTAATGAAGTCATGTCGATGCAAAACGCGCTAAATAAAGCGATGGTCGCAGGGAAAGTCGCTGGTGAAAACTGGAATTCAATTATGAATGCCACGCCAACCCTGCTGGGCGACATCGCTAGACAGCTAGAAAAGCAAAATGGTGGGATTAAAGTAACCGAAGCTCAAGTTAAAAAAATGGCGGCAGAGGGTAAGATCTCGTTTAAGCTATTTGCCGATGCAGTGATGGCAGCAAAAGACGCCAATAATGCGCTAGCTGATTCAATGGATAACACCGTTGCAGATGGCTTTAACAGGGTAATAAACTCCGCTAAAGCTTATTATGGTGAGCTAAACCAAAGTCTCGGCATCACTCGCTCGATGTCTGCTGGGTTGGCTGTATTGAGTGATAATTTTAGTGCCGTTTCAACAGTAATCACTAGCATTGTAGGGATAGGCGTTGCCCGCTATTTTGGCAACATGGCAACTTCAATGAAGAATGCTGCCAAAGAAACGATAAATCAGACTCGGACTGCAAAAGAAAACGCAAAAGCTCAACTGGATGTGGCAACTCAAGAACAGAGGAGGGCTGCCGCGGCAGTGAGGAATGCTCAGTTAGACAGAGCGAGACTACAGAATGACATCAACAGGAATGCCAGAACTCGCCAAAGCGCGTTGCTATCTGCCGAGTATACAGCAGCACTCTCGCGAGAAAGAGCCGCAAAACTTGCGTTAGTACAGGCTAACAATGCTGTTGCAGCATCACAAGAGCGACTCAATACTGTTACATCGATTGGAGCTAGAGTAACGGGAATGCTACAAGGTGGTCTTGCGTTGCTTGGCGGCCCCGTGGGCTTAACGATGCTTGTTGCTGGTGGTATGTATATGTTTGCTCAAAGTATGGAGCAAGCAAAACGGGATGCAATAGAGTTATCCAGAGGGTTAGATGGTTTAGTTGATAAGCTCAAGGAAATGACACGAGAGCAAAAACTGGTAAAAATAGGAGAGATTGAAGACGCCATCCCTAAACTAGAGGCCGCACAAAGACACGCAAGGATAGAGTTTGTTGATGGGCACTATGAAAGGGAGCTTAGAAAAAGCAAAAAAGCTCTTGATGAAGCAATAGTTGGGACAAAAGAGCATACATTTGCACTGAAGAAGTTTGAGGAGGCCTCCAGAAATTACGAAGTAGCTCTAGCAAAAAAAACTCAGGCGGAGGCGGATTTAAGTAGAGCGAAAAACACTTCTGCTTTAATCCAAGCAGACCTAAACGGCAAGCTGCTGCAAGGTGCGGATTTGCTAACCGCGCACACTCGCTCAGTGCTACCAAATGGTGCTGAAGCATTTAAAAGCTTTGGTCTTAATGTGAATGCAGCAGCTAATGCGCTGGGCAAATTTAACTCTGCCTACTTGACGTTAAGTTTTACCGAAGGTGGTGCAAAATTAAAGCAGCAGCTTGAGCGCGATATAGAACTTGCATCATTAACAGGTGAAGCCAAAGCAAGAAAGCAAGCTGAGTATATGGCAAGGGATGCTGGAGAAACTGACCCCAAGAATATCCTAAAACTCCAAGACTTAGCGGCGCAAAGATATAGAGAGGAAGAGCGTCAACGCAAGCTGCTTAACTCTCAAAACAAGACTTATACAGAATCCGCAGCACAAAAAAGGCTATCTAGTCTTCTGGAACAAAACGCAGCACTTAAGCTTCAAAGTGAAATTGGCGATAAACTTGGTGCACAGCAACTAGCGTTGGTTAAGTGGAACCAAGAAATCGCAGAAATTGAGAAAAATAAAGCAAAAGGAAAACGACTAACGGATGACCAAAAATCACTATTAGCCAATAAAGCGTTGATTACGGCTGAGTTAGAACGTGCCGCTGAATACGAAAAAATCATCCAGCGCAAGGAAGCCGAAGTCAAAATTGCTGCATACAACAAGCAACTAATGGAGGAAACGGCTCAGGCGCAAATGCAATACGAACAAACGCTTGAAATGACAGGGAAAGGCTCTCTAGAGCAAGGAAGGCTGCAAGAGAAGTTTCAGTTACAGAATGAGTTTCAGAAAAAACAAGAGGAGTTACTCAAGCAATACCAAGACAAATCCACAGGCATGACAAAGGAGATGTACGAGAAGGAAACGCAATTCTTATCTGAGCAACTACAAAAGAGGTTGGGGATTCTAGACAACTTCCACGCTAAGCAAAACGAACAGAGGGAAAACTGGAAGCTTGGCCTTCAAAAAGGCTTTGCTGAATTCCAAGAACAGGCCACTGATGTTTACGGTAACGTATCACAAATCAGCCAATCTGCATTTCAGGGTATGAGTAACAGTCTCTCTGATTTTGTATTGACGGGCAAAGCTAATTTTGCTGACTTCACTCGCTCATTCTTAGAAATGACCACCAAGATGTTAATGCAGATGGCCATGCTAAATGCTATGAAAGCGGCATTTGGTGGCACGGTTGTAGGTAATTTCTTGGGGTTAAAAGGTCACTCGGAAGGCGGCTACACTGGCGATGGTGGCAAGTATCAACCGATGGGCATCGTTCATGGTGGAGAGTTCGTCTTTACCAAAGAAGCCACGCAACGATTAGGCATTGCCAACCTTTATCGGCTAATGGATTACGGTCAAAAAGGGTACTCTTCTGGCGGCTATGTCGGTGGTTCAGCGCCAATGTCGGTTACGCAACCAACCGCATTTATCGCTCGCAACCCTCAAATTGCTGGTGGTGGAACCAACATCAACATTAATATGGGTGATATAAAGCTAGATAATGGCGGGCAAATTCAGCAATCGCAGTCAAATCAAATGAACACAAACGCAGTAAAACGCGAATTCCAGCAAATGATAGAAGTTGGGGTTAATAATTTACTTAAAAACCCAGCATCTGCATTATCAAGAACAATCAAAGGTAATTAAGAGAGGTAGTTATGAGCAATCAACATTTAGAAGCAGTGATCAGTGAGTTATCAGCACGAGTAACGCAACAAAGTGCTCAAATCGAGGAATTACAAAAACAGCTCACTGACATGCAAGCGAAAGTGAGCTGTGATTTAGATGTGCTAAGTGCATCCATTCAAGCGATGCAGTATGTAAATCAGTCAGTTAGTAAGTCTATACAGAAATCACTGCAAAATATAAATATAGAAAAAGAAGGACTTGATTCTAATCATAATGCAGTCAGGCATAAATTAGACATCGGACTTAAAGTAGGTCTGTAAATATAGTTTATTTCTTTCAGATATCGGGTCGTCACCTGTACTGATTGCGCCTAGAACTACATCATGAATACTCTGACTTACATTATCTGGTAAGGCGGTCAGAATACTTCTAATAAGTAATTCATTTACCATTTCATGTTCTTTTAAGGTGTTAATCTGTCCTCTTAAGGCGTTAATTAATTGGTCTATCTGGCTTGCCAGTGAATCGTTATTACTCATTTTCAAAGCTCCACCGAAGCTAATCAGCCATCGCTCCGGCAAAAATCACAGGGCTGAACTTTTACCATAAACCAAATTTAACTATTGAAAATCCTGATATTTGATCATTAGGCGGCTTTGTGCCGTCTTTTTTCGAGGTAAACCATGATTGAAGAATTTAAGTGGCGAATGCAAACGCAAGAAACGCCAACGGGCGAATTCACTCATCGAATAAAAGAAGTCACTTTTGGTGATGGTTACAAACAAGTTGCGGGCGATGGCATCAACACGGAGTCTCAGTCATGGCCTTTTACCTATACAGGAATGAAAGATGAGGTGATGCCGATATTTAAGTTTATCCGTGATCACACCGCAAAATCATTTATATGGACGCCACCATTTGGAGAAAAGGGGTTGTATCGCGTTAAGTCAGATTCAATCACGATGACCCCCATTGGTGGTCTTGCAGTCACTATCACAGCAACATTTGAGCAGGCCTTTAGCGCATGAATATTACATCTGACATTCAAAAACTAGAATCGGGCAACAAGGTTCAACTTATCGAAGTTGATGGGTCTGAATTTGATGGGCCGGTGCTTAGGTTTCACGCTTACAACTTACCTCACACACCAGAAGAGATTGACGCCGCAGATGGTGACATCAAGCCAAAATCTATCTGGTGGCAAGGCAATGAGTACGGTGCGTGGCCTTATGAAATTGAAGGGATGGCTAAAAATAGTGATGGAAGCCCGCCGAGACCGATATTAAGAGTTGCAAATATAGATGGGCTCATATCTTCTCTTTGTTTGCAATTCGATGATATGGCTCTGGCTAAGGTCACTATTTATGAAACTTTTGCTCACTATCTTGATGCTAAAAATTTCACGGATGGCAACCCAACAGCTAACCCCGACGAGTGCTTTACCCAAGTTTATTACATTGACCGTAAGACTAGCGAGGTGGCTGGGGAAGCTGTTGAGTTCGAGCTTTCTACCCCGTTTGATTTACAGGGAATTATGATACCCGTTCGCCAGATACATAATCTGTGCTATTGGTGCATGAAAGGGGATTACCGCAGTGGTCGCGGGTGTAACTATACTGGCACAAAGTACTTCAATGAGCGGGGTGAGCCAGTTGATGATCCATCACTAGATAAATGTGGCGGGCTTATCAGTGATTGTAAAAAGCGCTTTGGTGAGAATGAACCTTTGGACTTCGGAGGTTTCCCAGCAGCGGGGTTAATACGATGATCACAAAGAAATTAACTGAACTGATATTTGAGCATGTGAAAGCTGAATATCCCAAAGAAGCTTGCGGAGTTATCTGTCAGAAAAGTCGAGTTAAAAAATACTTTCCTTGCCGCAATCTTTCAGATAACCCAGCAGAGCATTTTGAGCTTTCTCCAGAAGATTATGCGATTGCTGAGGATTGGGGTGAGCCAATTGCGATAGTGCATAGCCATTGTGGTGATGGCGTGACAACACAACCGAGTGAAATAGATAAATTACAGTGTGATGCAACTGGATTGCCGTGGGTTATTGCATCGTGGCCAGAGGGCGACATCCGAGTTATTCAACCTCGAGGTGAGCGCGAATTAGAAGGACGGCCATTTGTGCTGGGTTATGCTGATTGCTGGTCACTCATTATGGACTATTACCGGCAAAAATACGGTATTGAGCTGCATAACTATAGTGTCGATAGGCATTGGTGGGAAGAAGGTGAAAACTTATACATGGATAATTACCAGAAAGCAGGTTTTGTCGACGTTACTGGTGAACCTAAAGAAGGTGACATGGTGATTATGCAAGTGCAAGCCGATGTGCCTAATCACGCTGGTGTTATCTCTAATGGAATGCTGCTACATCATCTTTATGGTCAACTCAGCAGGTTAGTACCCTACAGCGATTACTGGCGCGATCGGACGGTAAAAATAGTGAGACGCAAGGAGTTGGTATGAGTTTAAAAACAATACGGCTTTACGGCGTGCTGGGCGCAAAGTTTGGGCGTGAACATAAATTAGATATAGATTCCCCTCGTGAAGCCATAAAAGCATTATCAGTGCTTTATGACGGCTTTGAGCAATTCCTCGCGAATGCACACCTGAAAGGGCTAGAGTTTGCTGTATTTAAAGGTAAGCGCAATATTAGTGAAGATGAATTACATCTTGATACCACAGAAGATATCCGCATAGCACCAATCATTAAAGGAAGTAAACGAGGCGGATTTTTCCAGACTATTTTAGGTGTGGCCATGATTGGTGCGGCAGCATTTTTATCCGGCGGCTTATCTGTTGCATTTACTGCTGCTGGAACATGGGGCGGGGCATTGGCTATGGGCGGTGCTGCGATGGCGCTAGGTGGCGTAGTGCAAATGCTGTCACCTCAGCCGCGTGGCTTATCTGTGCGTCAAGACGCCGACAATAAACCGTCTTATGCCTTTGGTGGCACAGTCAACACCACTGCGCAAGGTAATCCTGTGCCGCTATTTTATGGGCTAGACCGACGCGAAATCGGCGGCGCTATTATCTCTGCAGGGATATATACCGAAGATCAGCAATAACAACAATGAATTTCAGAATAGCCACTTATGTGGCTTTTTTTATGGGTGAAATATGGAAACGATATACGGTGCAAAAGGGGGCGGCGGTGGCGGACATACGCCCGTCGAATCAAAAGACAGTTTGCTATCCGAATCTACCGCAAAAATTCTGTTAGCGATTTCAGAAGGTGAAATAGCAGGTGGGTTGGATGATACGCGGATCTTTCTTGATGATACCCCCATTGGTAATGCGGATGGCTCTAAAAACTTTGAAGGAGTGACGTGGGAGTTCCGTGCGGGTAGTGAGCATCAAGAATACATCCAAGGTATCCCCTCCGTTGATAACGAAATCGCGGTGGGGATGGAGCTGAAAGATGATCAGCCGTATGTCAGAAGCATCAATAATACGCAATTGTCCGCTGTCCGCATTCGTTTTTCTGCGCCGCAATTTATGCAACAGCATGATAATGGTGATACGACTGGCTATCGTGTGGATTATATCATTGAGCTTTCGACGGATGGTTCGGGGTATAAGGAGGTCATCAAATCGGCATTTGACGGTAAAACGACCAGTGAATACCAACGAACACATCGCATTGAATTACCTAAAGCGAATACAGGTTGGCAAGTTCGCGTTCGTCGATTAACAAAAAACCAAAATAATGCACGCATTGCCGATAAAATAAATATTGCCGCCGTTGTGGAAGTGATTGACGCAAAACTGCGTTATCCAAATACCGCACTGCTATTTATCACCTTCAACGCCCGTCAATTTAATAACCGCATCCCAAAAATCAGTGTACGGCCTAAAGGTGGGTTACTGATTAAAGTGCCAACGAATTACGACCCGATTAATCGCACATACTCTGGTGTATGGGATGGAACATTTAAGTTAGCTGCGACTAATAATCCAGCGTGGATCTATTACGATGTGGCAATTCACAATAGATATGGCTGCGGAGAGAGAATAAAACAACTTAATTTAAGCAAGTGGGATTTATATAAGATATCTCAATACTGTGATGAATTAGTACCAGATGGACGTGGGGGTGATGGCAAAGAGCCTCGTTTCATGTGTGATGTTTACTTTCAATCGCAAGAATCAGCTTATCAAGTATTGCGTGATATAGCAGCGATATTCAGAGGGATGACATATTGGGCTGATAACAAAATCAATGTTGTCGCTGATATGCCTGAGCCAGTTTTTAGGGTGTTCACAAATGCAAATATTGTCGGTGGTAAGCCAACATATTCAAGCGGTAGCACTCAAAATCGATACACTCAAGCGTTGGTTTCATACACGGATGTTGATAATCATAGTAATGACGCAATAGAACCTGTTGTAAACTTAAAGCTACAAAGAAGATATAAAACAGTACGTAAAGTAGACTTGTCAGCGATTGGATGCACTCGTCAAAGTGAAGCACACAGGCGTGGAGACTGGGTGTTGTTGACTAATGAAAATGACCGAATGGTTTCTTTTGCTACCGGTTTAGAGGGGGCGATACCTTCTCCTGGTCATATTATCGGGTTAGCAGATTCGGATTTTGCTGGGCGTCAAATTGGAGGTCGAGTCTCATCTGTTGCAGGGCGTAAAATCACCCTCGATAGAGTTGCGTCAATAAAAACGGGCGACCGCTTGATCATTAACTTGCAAGACGGGAGGTCAGAGGGAAGAACGGTTACTGCTGTAGACAAAAAAACGGTCACCGTTTCTGTTGAATATTCACAGGCGCCGCAAAAAGAGGCAGTGTGGGTTGTTGACTCTGACGACTTGGCTATTCAGCTATATCGAGTCGTTAATATCAATGACAATGGAGACAATACTTACACCATATCGGGCGTGATTCACAATCCTGATAATTATGATCATATCGATGCTGGTGCACGTATTGACGAAAGACCCATTACCGTTATACCACCCAAAGTACAGCCAGCGCCTAAAAATGTGCGTATTTCTTCATACACACAAGTAGACCAAGGCATTGCATTTACAACTTTACGGGTTGATTGGGAAGCGGCTGAAAGTGCGATTGCGTATGAGGCGGAATGGCGTCGTGACAACGGTAACTGGATAAATGCCCCGCGTACATCAACGCTGGGGTTTGAAGTTAATGGTATTTATGCAGGCCGTTATCAAGTTCGCGTACGGGCGATTAATGCGTCTGAAATTTCCAGCGTATGGGCTAATGCGGAAGAAACTCAACTCAACGGAAAAGAAGGTAATCCACCAAAACCCTTAAATTTACGAGCCACTTCTGAGGTTTGGGGAATTACTCTCAATTGGGGATTTGATGCGAACACGAGCGACACGCTAAAAACAGAACTGCAATATTCATCTGAAAACACAGTTGAATCTATGCAACTGCTGGCTGATGTACCTTATCCGCTAAAATCGTATCGTATGTCCGGCCTAAAGGCTGGCGTACGGTTCTATTTCCGTGCAAGGCTGGTAGATAAAAGCGGCAATCAATCCGAGTGGACAAATGTTGTTTTAGGTGAGTCATCAACGGATGTTGAGGGTATTCTGGACGCGGTTGGCGACACCTTCCTCACCAACGAAGCTGGAAAGCAGATGCAAGAGCAGATTGACTTTAGCAAAGACGCGATTGCAGAGCTTGAGTTGGACACGATTGATGTGAAGCAGAAAGTTGTCAGCATTGATAGAGAGGTTGAGGCTGTCAATGAAGCGGTGATGATGAACACTCAGTTCACTACAGAATTACATTTCAGCTTGAAAGAAGAGGTTGCTGATAGAAAAGCTGAGATATTCCGCATTGAGCAAGTGCAAGTCACTGACAGAGAAGCGGCCGCGCGCTGGCAAGAGAAAATCAGTGCTGAAGTAAGCTATAACGCCTCTGAAATCCTGAATATTAAGGATGCTCAAACGAGCTATGAGAAAGCAACGGCGCAGCAAATTAGTCAAGTAAAAGCTGATGTCGATGGTGTTAAATCACGCGTCACAACAGTCGAAACAGCAACCGCCGATTTAAAGCAATCACAAGCGAAGTTTGAGCAATCAACGACAGCTGAATTCGGCGAGATGCGCGGCTATATCACGCACTTTGAGACGTCATTGTCAAATGTGGAGCTTGCAGTTTCAGAAGCGATTATGCAGACGACAGCTCAAGTGAATCAGCACAGCTCTGAGTTGCTACAGTCGAAAGCAGAAGTTAAGCGTATCGCGAATGCAACAGCGACGAATGAAAAAGCAACAGCCGAGCTTGCAGAGAGCGTGAAAGCGCACACCGAAGATTCGCAAGCTGAATTCGTGGATGTGCGTAAGTCAATCGCAGAGAAAGACAAAGCACACTCAGAACGCACAGAGCAAGTACGCGCAGAACTCGGGAAAGATATTAACGCTAATAAAGAGGAAATAGACAAGACAAACAAAGAGTTATCAGATATCAGCGCCGCAGTGACAACAAACACAAAGGCCATCGCTGAGACGGATAAGACGTTGACAGAGCTTGAGCAAGTGTCTTCTTCACGCTTTGATAGCAATGAAGCGACGATAGCGAACCTTCAAAACACTCAAGCAAACGCTGAGTCATCGCAAGCTGAAACGACGTTACAGCTCGCAGCGCAGCAAAATGAGCAAGGGTCTGAGCTTTTACGTGCAAAAGCCTCGATTCGTGAGACCAACAAAATTATTGTTGATAACGATAAAGCTTATGCGCAGAAGTTCACGCAAATTGATGCCCAGCTCGGTGAGAACAATGCTCGTTTTACGCGAGTAGAAGAAGCGCTGGCAGATACTCAGCAGTCAGTTGCAAAAAGCCATGAGCAGCTCAACGCGAAGTTTGATAGCAGGATTGACACCGTTCAAGCCCAAATTGACACGCAGAAAGAAGCGATTGCGAAGCAAGACCAGGCGATTGCTAAAGTTAACACAGATTTATCTACTCGAATCGGTCAAGCAGAGTCGTCAATCAGTGATAACAAGCAGTTAATCAGCGACAACGAGCAAGCTTTGGCGGATTTCAGTCAGTTGACGAGAGCTGAGTTTGACAATCAGCAGGCAGCGATTGAGCAACGTGGGCAAACCATTTTTGACCACAACGGCAATGGCTCTGCTATCTACACAATTAAGACCGGCATTAATTGGAATGGTCAATATTACGACGCTAAGTTCATGATGGGAGTGGAGGTAAAAAACGGCCAAGTCGTCACGCAAATTGGTTTCAGTGCTGATACGTTTGGTATCTTTAACCCTGCAAGTGGCAAGCTAGAACCCGTGTTTTTTGTTGAGAATGGGCAGGTCTTTATCAATGAAGCGTTTATTAATCAAGCGACAATTGAAAAGCTGTTAATTGGTTCGACTATCAAATCCAAAAATTGGGACCCCGCAACTAAAAAAGGTCTCATGCTGGACTTTGAAAACGGGAAGCTGATTGCAAATGACGCGGAAATAACCGGTAAGATTTATGCAACTGATGGCGAGTTTAATGGAACTGTTTATGTTGAAAAGTTAATTGGCGATAATGCGGTAGCAGCAACTTACAAGTATGCCACCAAAGAAGAAATCCATGGTAGTAAATATGACCAAGTCATTGAGTCAAAGATCATTTATACAGGGGGGATGCCGTATGATGTTGATTTATTAATGCCAACGATGCAGTTTGAGTCAGCAGGGTCTTATTCAGACGCAATTATCGATGCCTATGTTCAAATCATTATTGATGGGGTAACACATACACCGCAAACAACAAAGGTGATAAATGGAAGTTCATGGAAATTAGTTTGCTCATTCTACGCAACAATACCAGCTAGCAAAAAAGACGTTGTCGTTACAGTTAGATACACCACATATCATGCAGGGAAGTGTACGACTAAGATACTGCCAGCAATGGTTATTGCCTGCAAACATAACTCATCATCATTTAAAATCAGTTAAAAGTCTATCACATAAACAAGCCGCTTAATTGCGGTTTTTTTGTATCTAAATTTCGGAGAATATTATGTACAACGTAGGAACAGTCACAACGACAGCAAACAGCACAAAATTAGTGGGAACAGGTACTAAGTGGAAAGAGAATATCAATCTTGTACTTCCAATGCAGATGATACAAATCCAAATCGGCAATACTGTTCATAACAACAGCATTCACTCAATACAGTCGAACACAGAACTAACGCTCAACTTCCCGCTCCCAACGGCGCAAGCAGGGGCTAAATACGTTATTTTCACAACAACAATGGATTCAATTTCAGCAGCAGCAAACGCGATTGTTGCAATGAACGTATCTAATGTACAGTTCAGTGATATACAGAATCGCATCATGACAGAGTCTGGAGTTATTGATATCAAACTTCCTGATGGCACTGTGCGCAAAACACGCACAGAAGCAGAGCGGGATAAGTTGCTCGATGGGAAGTTTGATAAAGCGGGTGGAACTATTACTGGTGATGTGACTTTCAGTAAGAACGCAATTAAGTCGACAAAAGGGACGCATACCTTGCCTGACAAATCCGGTACGCTAATGCAAGTTGGTGATTCGGGTTTTGGTGGTGATGCAATCACCGTACCCGAGGGCAATGGTTTTAACGGTATATCACAAACAAGTGTTATCAGAGGTTCATATGTGCCGGGCTCACCGTCTGATAATTTGGCGTGGGGTGCTATATTGCATTTACAAAGGGAGTCAGGGCGAGCAACTCAAATCGGCTTTTGGAAAGGTAATATAGGGTTACGTAGCCAGCTTGCCGGAGTATGGGATGATGATTGGGTATTTGCATACACAGCAGCAAACACAACCAAAGACTCCAACGGCAACTTAAAAGCCGCATCGCCGATTGTTAAAGTTTTTGCTGACCACATCGAGACTAACGATGAGTCGGAAGGCGTTGAAATGGAGCGTCTTGGTGTAGGGCATTACTTAATCAAAGGTGTTGTCGGTTTTAACTCGGACGGTGCATGGGGTATCAATAACGGCTTTGTCATTCCTCAAGACCATAACGGTAAAAACATGGTGCTTATTGATTATGAGGTGAGACCTGATGGTGATATTGAAGTTTTTGTTTTCCACCAACAGAACACTGACCTACCGGAGCGTTTTCAGAACAAGCGCATTAAGTACATAGATAAAGACGGCAACCCTGTTTACTACGAAAACTATGAGCCGTGTGACGTTCCTGAATCGCGCTGGATAGATATGCGCGTCGAAATGCCGGTGAATTCTATCTACAACCTCAAGCAAGCAGAAGCTGAGCGATTGGCGAAAGAGGAGGCGGAGAGGCAAGCGGAGGAGGAGGCTAAGAACGCCGAAATTGAAGCCGAGGAAGACATCTAATCTTCTTTGCTGTACTCATACCTCCGCGGAAATCTCTTACTCACTGAGTTAGATTTGCGAGATTGTGCATGATTATTCTACTTTCTTGCGTGTGATTTATCAGCAGAACTGCTTAGATAACTTTCTATGAACTCAATTACTGGAGCTCTTTTTGGTTGCTCTATCTGGCAGTACAAAGATGAATTAGAAAGTAAGAGTATAAACTCATTGATCGAAATAGCCTTTTCATCTATCTCTGTTTTATAGAAAACATAGATACGTGATTGTTCAGTGTGAGACGGCTCTCTATTTTCATTGATGCAAGTAAGTGCGAGTAAGATAAGTTGCGTACTGGTCAT